CTACAAATATTACATTGTTCATATAATAAACTGATTTCTCTTGAAAATCTTCCTCCCACTTTACAAGAATTATATTGTTACAACAATCAACTGATTTCTCTTGAAAATCTTCCTCCCACTTTACAAAAATTAGATTGTTATAATAATCTACTTACTTCTCTTGACAATCTTCCTCCCAATCTACAAATATTACATTGTTACAACAATCAACTTATTTCTCTGGACAATCTTCCTCCCAATCTACAAATATTATGTTGTTATAATAATCAACTCACTTCTCTTAACAATCTTCCTCCCAATTTACAAACATTACAGTGTGAAAAGAATAAACTGATTTCTCTTGAAAATCTTCCTCCCACTTTACAAAAATTAGATTGTTATAATAATCTACTTACTTCTCTTGACAATCTTCCTCGCAATCTACAAATATTACATTGTTCATATAATAAACTGATTTCTCTTGAAAATCTTCCTCCCACTTTACAAGAATTATATTGTTACAACAATCAACTGATTTCTCTTGAAAATCTTCCTCCCACTTTACAAAGATTACATTGTCACGATAATAAACTGATTTCTCTTGAAAATCTTCCTCACACTTTACAAGAATTTAATTGTTATAATAATCCAATTTTTACAATAAGTAAGAAACTATATGGATTTAGTCCTTCTATAGAAACAATTGACCAATACAATGAAATCAAACGCATCGAAAATTTGGAAAAAGAATGTTGTCCCGTGTTAAAATAAAATAATAAAATGCCAGATTATACCGTAACAGAATTGGATTTATCGAATCGAAAATTGACTCACATATTACATTGTTACAACAATCAACTTATTTCTCTGGACAATCTTCCTTCCAATTTACAAATATTATATTGTGCAAATAATAAATTAATAAATACTTATATCTATTTTTGCATATTATGATAATAAAACAAAGGACCGAAAAATTGAAAATCTTTTTTCAGAAATAACAAACAAACTACAATGACAGACTATACCGTAACAGAATTGGATTTATCGAATCGAAAATTGACGGTTTTACCGGATTTATTTTTATACCCAAATCTACAAATATTACATTGTTCAAATAATTATTTGACTTCTCTTGACAACCTTCCTCCCACTTTACAAGAATTAGATTGTTTTAATAATCAACTCACTTCTCTTAACAATCTTCCTTCCCAGTTACAAAATTTAGATTGTTCGCATAATCAACTTACATCTCTCAAAAATTTTCCTCCCACTTTACAAACATTATTTTGTCACTCTAATCAACTTACATCTCTCGAAAATTTTCCTCCCACTTTACAAGAATTATGGTGTCAACGTAATCAACTAACAAGGCTCGGCGGAGCTGAGTCCGCCTTTGGCACTTCTCTTGATATTTTACCTCTTACTTTACAAAATTTAGATTGTTCGCATAATCAACTTACATCTCTCGAAAATTTTCCTCCCACTTTACAAACATTATATTGTCACTCTAATCAACTCACTTCTCTCAAAAATCTTCCTCCCAATTTACAAGAATTATGGTGTCACTCTAATCAACTCACAAGGCTCGGCTTTCGTAACGACCGATTAGAGTCCGCCTTTGGCACTTCTCTTGATATTTTACCTCTTACTTTACAAGAATTACATTGTAAAAAGAATCCAATTTATACAATTTGCGAGAAAATGTATGGATTTGAACTTTCTAAAAAAACAATTGAACAATACAATGAAATCAAACGCATGGAAAAAGAATGTTGTCCTATGCAAACAAACAAACAAACGAATAAAATGACAGATTATACCGTAACATCATTAAATTTATCGAAACAAAACTTAACTGTTTTACCGGATTTATCTCTATACACAAAATTAAAAACATTAGATTGTACTGACTTCTCTTGACAATCTTCCACCCAATCTAGAAGAATTATATTGTTATGAGAATCAATTAACTTCTTTCAATCTTCCTTTCACTCTACGAAGATTATATTGTGATAATAATAAACTGACTTCTATCGGTAATCTTCCATCCACTTTACACCTATTAAATTGTTCAAACAATCAACTTACTTCTCTTGACAATCTTCCTCTGAATATAAAAAAATTAGTTTGTTCAAACAATCAACTTACTTCTCTTGACAATCTTCCTCGCAATCTACAAGAATTGTATTGTGAAAACTGTCAATTAACTTCTCTAAATAATCTTCCTCCCAATTTACAAGAATTAGAATGTGAAGACAATCCAATTAATACAACATGTAATGAAATACATGGATTTGAACTTTCCCAAAAAACAATTGAAAATTACACTGTAGAAACAATCCAATTTATACAACATGCAAGGAAATATACGGATTTAAACTTTCAAGTGACACGATTGAGAAATACAATGATGTATCACTGACTTCTCTCGCTAAATAACTAAATAAATAATAAAATGTAACAAATAACAACAAATATATTCTATGAAGTTTTATGAAACGCATTATACGGAATATATTGCCTCCGTTGAAAAATACAATCTTCATCCTGAATTAATATCTGTATTTCACTCCACCTTGCTCACTCTCCCCAATCTTATTTTTTATGGTCCAACCGGTGTTGGAAAATACTCGCAAATTTTATGTCTGATTCAAAAATACAGTCCGTCCAAATTAAAATACGAAAAACAAATGGAAATTCAAATTGATAAACAAATATATCAATATCACATCAGTGATATTCATTATGAAATTGATATGTCGTTATTGGGGTGTAATTCAAAACTGTTATGGCATGAATTTTTTACCCAAGTCGTGGATATTGTTTCCATGAAACCGGGCGGAGGTTCTGACAAAAAAATCGGTATTATTGTTTGTCGTAATTTTCATGCAATTCATAACGAGTTATTGGATATTTTTTACAGTTATATTCAACATCATCAAAATCACATGAAGTCTGTTCGTATTATTTTTATTTTAATGTCTGAACATATTGGATTTATTCCGCAAAATATTTTACAGTGTAGTTTTATCATTCATGTTGCACGTCCATCCAAAGAACAATACATAACATTGGCGAATATGTATGATGGGGCTTCTTCCTCCTCGTCATTAATGGAAGAAGTGAATCCACAATTTATAGTAAATATGAAAGAAATTCGCGCATTTCCTCTCATTTCTTCGACCAGTGATATGCCGGTAGATATATTCAACAGTATTTGTGATACCATTTTAAAAGAAATTATCAAACGTATTAGAGAGGCTTTTTCCGCATCCTCCTTAGCCGTAAGTTCATTTGCCGATTTTCGGGATAAAATATATGATATTTTGGTATATAATTTGGATGCCGTTGAGTGTATATGGTATATTTTTACCTATTTAGTTCCCGAATTTTCCATATCTTCTGAAAAAATGCAAGAACTACTTCGAGAGATATATATTTTTTTACGCCAATACAACAATAATTATAGACCTATTTTTCATTTGGAGAATATTTTCTTTACATTTATTGTCTATTTTTCCGGCGCAAATGAACATGAAACATAAAAACACAATATAAATAAATCCATCAATTATTATATTGATGATTCTTGAAGAAGCATATAGAATTTTAGAATTGGATGAGTTCGAACCCATTACATTTGCTTTATTAAAACGAAAATTTCATAAACTTGCACTGTTATATCACCCCGATAAACAACCAAATAAAAAAGAACCGTCCGAACATTCGTTTGTTGAAATTCAAGAGGCATTCACGATGTTATGTCATAACTTTTCTTTTATCGCGGAAGAGAACGAAGATATAGATGAAATTTTGGCGGAACCGGTAGACGTACAAGATATTAACGTACAAGATATTAACGTACAAGATATTAACGTACAAGATATTAACGTACAATATATTATCGTAAAAATAATATCGTATATAAATTCCAACCAGCTTATTCCGTATATAACCCAACTTATTTCAACTATTGATACGCCCATATTAGTTTGTATTTATAAATTATTATTGAAACACCATTTTCCGCCAATTATTATACATATCGTGCGAACCGCAATTCATAAGGACAATGACAATTCATGAATCAACAAATAAAACACGAATCAAAAAACACGATTCAAACAAAACACGAATCAAATAAAAAACAAAAATAAAAACAACAAAGATTCCATTGTCGGAATATTCCATTGTTGCAATAATAATTCGTCCGCTTTTTCTTCTATTTCTTTTCTTTTATGTATAATGTCATCCCACGAATCGACCATGAGAATAGGTAAATTATAAAAAGTTGTTATATTCTCAATAAAAAATGTTCGCAGACAAATGGGCACGGTTTTACATAACAATGCTTCCCATATTCGATGTGTATCGTAGCCATTTCCTTCCGGACAAATACACATTTTATACGTTTTTAACCTCTCAATATTTTCTTGGGGAGGGAGAGAAGGAAGCCATTCAATATGATTGTGTAATATATTGAAACACGGCTCTCTCACAGAAACATTTGTTTTTACATTAAACTGAAAATAAATGGAATTTTTTTTTAAATGAGGGGGGGTAACGAAAGATACGTTTCCATGGTCCCACATACTATTTGCAATGCCAATTGGTAATGGATACGGACCCTTGGTATGATACGATGTTACGGATACGTTTTGCGAAAACCATCCGACTAAAAAAGGACATTCCCGAATCGTAGATACATAGGACGTCCCATCATTCATATTTTCATCGGAATTATGGGACAATAAAAGAAACGGTTGTTGTATATGATGAATTTGTTTGGAAAACTCTCGCAAACAGTGCCCGTAACAAAAAATACGACAAGGTCGGACGATTTTATCCGTCAATAAATACATATCACGAATAAGATAACATTTGGCTCTCTCTTGTTCGGAATGTAATAATTTCCAGTTATATAAAATATCTTCTTTTGTATTTGCCACATATATATCTGCCAACTGCTGTATTTTTTCACCTCTAATAATAAGGGCGTTGTAATTGTCGTTATTTTCAAACATAAAAAGTATTAGGTATTACTATAAAATGAATATTGTTTATGTAATGTTGAATAATTTTCAGGATTATATTCTCGATAATATAGAACATAGTTTATCCGTTATGAATCCAATATCTCGCATATTTGTTATTACAAACAAAGAATTTTTCCCGTTATTTCATATTTTTTTAAATAAAATAACTCTTGTTGCATCCGACGATTTATCTATTTCGCATACGTATAATAAAACATCGGTCTATTTAAAAGATACATTTCGCAACGGATTCTGGCATTTAACGTCGCTTCGTTTCTTTTATATATACGAGTTTATGAAAAAATACGAGATTGAATCGGTTCTTCATTTGGAAAACGATGTATTAATCTACTATTCCCCCGACATATTAATACCCGCATGCAATCCGACCTATGTATATATGCCATTTGATTGTTGGAATCGAAATATTGCGTCTATTGTGTATATTCCGAATCATGTTGTGTTTGGCAATATTCTACAACATTATGACCACACACAAACAGATATGGCGAATTTTTCGGTAATACGTGAAAAAACGGGACTTATTGAAACGTTTCCTATTTTTCCTTTATTGAATACTATCCCTGCTTCCGACGAGATTCGATTTGTTAGCAAAAATTTTGATACATTTGGATGTATATTTGACGCGGCTGCAATTGGTCAATATTTATTTGGGGTTGATCCGAGAAATATACAGGGAGATACAAGGGGATTTATAAATGAAACGTGTGTTATAAAATATAACAATTATCAAATTGTCTGGCAACAGTTAAGACCATTTTTATGTATAGAAGGATATTGTATTCCCATTTTTAATTTACACATTCATTGTAAAAATCTAAAATTACATTAACCTCTCTAAGATAAATATTGTTAACGGGAGCGCCAAAGGCGCTCCCATACAATACTATTTTGGAAATTATATGCAGATATTTATTTTTAAAATAAATCAAAGAGTCGTAGTATTGTCTTATTCTTTCGTAGACCGTGTCTCCCAAAGGAGGGAGCTTAGCGACCGACAAATGGGAGACGCATAACGACGAAAACCATAGACGAAAATCATGACTTTACATTTTCTATCTTTTCGTTATTTCATGTAAAATTGAAAATCTTTTTTTTAATGAATTGGTATCATTAAAACAAAACAAACGAACGAACAAAACAAACGAAATGACGAATAATGAAGTTATTGCTGATATATTGGGAGTTAGTGCAGGTGAATACGAATCATATGATTCATGGAAAAAAACAGAACTTCTATATAAATGCCCAAATCAAAAAGCAATTGATTATATAAAAACACAAAGAATTTCTTCTGTAAAATGGCGATATATACTACAAAATACAAATCCAGATGCAATTCAGTTTTTTCGAGATAATATTGACTACGATGCATTACAAACAACTGGATTTGTATCTGGGAATTATATGAGCAAATTATCTATTCCCATGAAAACACAAGGTATGAATAGTTATAACATGAACCAATATTCTCGCAACTTTATATTATTCTCTGACCTTGCAAGTTCAGAGAATATACACGTATTTAATATTTTTAAAGAAATATTATATTTTCCCAATATTTACAAAACAGTATGTTTGTGCTACAACCAAATAACAATTAGTGAATTATGGGGAAATTCGTTAGACGAAGCAGTTGATGTATTATATGCGTTAATGTTAGAGGAAACAGATAAAATAATGTTATTGGATGTTTCCACTGAAGATGGAATTATGGTATTTGGTCCATATAAATCATATCGGTTACAGGATAAATATTTTTGGCAAGGATTATCAAAAAATAAAAATACGCGAATTACACAAATATTATGTCGTAATATAGAATTAATACGTCATAGATTCGATGAACATATATTTACAGACGCATATGGATTTCAGACAACATTAAAACTGATAAATCAAAGAGTCAAAGAGTATCTTGATAAATGAATGAACATATACATCATACAACAAAATATCAGTGTTATAAGGGAATATTTATGATGAAAATAGTCGTAATTATTCACAATTTAGAGGTTCTTGAAGAGTATTAATTATATACTTACCAAGATGATACGCAAATCTACACGCAACTGCGTTTCCTATCTGCATAATAATTTCTTTATTTGACCCATCTATTATATAATTATCAGGAAAACTTTGTATTCGTTTTAGTTCCATGATGGTTAATCTTCTAATTTCTGTTTCGTTATATCTAACTAAAGCATCATAACCATCCTTCCAATATCTTGCAGGAATAGTATATGAAGGTTTTTCAAAGTCTAACATTTGAGCTCCAAAACCAAACCCCTTTTCTTTATTTACTCCCTTTTTATTTGCTATTCCTGCTAATGCTTTTTCGCTTAAATAATATTTTTTATCTATATCATTTCTTGGTATTAATATATTTTTAACCGGTATTCTATCTTTTACGGATTGTATAATTGGTTCAGGTTCTTTTGGCATTATATTTAAATCTTTTCTAATTCCTACAATTATAGTACGTCTTCTATTTTGCGGAACTTCAAAATCACTGGCGTATAACTTATTAATTATACAATTATAGTTCCTATTCAATTGTTCCATTATAATATCAATTACCTTTTCACCATTTGATGTTTTTTTTGAAAGCATACCAATTACATTTTCCATAATAAACGCTTTTGGACTAAAATAATCCAAATATTTAAATAAAGCATTTCTTGGGTCATTTTTATCTCTTTTTCCAGCAATACTGAATGATTGACACGGCGGTCCCCCAACCAAAATATCTATGTTTTTATTTTCTTTATTGTATAATTCGTTGAATTTTTCAGGAGACAAATTTGTTAAATCTTCACAATATGCTTTGTGTTCAAAATTTTTATTATAACTTTCAACTGCTTTATCCCAAATGTCTATTCCTGCAATTATATTTAATCCCGCATCGGTTAAACCTTTTGACATACCACCGCACCCACAAAATAAGTCAATTACATTTAATGTTTCGGTTATAGTTGATGGTTCTTCGCTTATTATACATTCTTCCGTATTTTTGGAGTTAATAAGTTCTATTAATTCTGGTTTATTTTTTGAACTACACTTTGTAATACCTAATTCTTTACATCTCTCTAATAAGTCAATTTTCCTATTTGTAAAATATCCATTTGTTCTTCTATTCAATTTTTATTTCTATTTTGTTTTACCTAATTGCGTAAAAAGAAAAAAGATTATTGTAAAAACTGTTCAATGAAGTCATACTAAAGGTTAAAGATTCCTGAGTTAAAACAGGGTACAATAAAGAAAGTGAAAATAAGTGGACAAGGCATAATTGCACCAATTATTATACCCGTGACTCCACCAATTATTATACCTACACTCGCTCCAAAAATAGCTGATATAGTATATTCTATAGTGCTTTTTTTATTGTAAAACATGTATTGTGTTTCCGCATTAAAAACAGCACCAGACAGTGCTCCAATCGTAACACCGCAACATCCACTTACAATTAAATTTTGGTCTAATCTTTTTTCTGCTTCAATTAATCTTTTTTTTTCGGCAAGTTCATATATCTTTTTTATATTTTTTTCTTCCATTTTAGTTACCTTTAATGAGCGTAAATAATACGCAATGCTTGAATTCATGATATGACGAAACATTTTATTTTGTTTATTTGTTTGATTTTTGTTATAAATAATTCATCAATTTTTTACACCTCTTATCGAAAAATAAAAGTTAAAATAACCGTATCACATTTGAGATTGAGGATACAGGAATTATTGAGATTGATTTATTACAAATATAACTGTTTTGTAAAAATCGGCGTTTAAAAAAGACGTAAAAAAATTGATAAATTATTTATAACAAAAATCAAACAATCAAACAAACAAACAAACAAAAGTAAAATGTCAAAATCAAATTCCAATATATCAGAGGGACAAGTGCAACAACCACCTGTGCAACAACAATTGGTGCAACAACAACCTGTGCAACAACCACAGGTCCAGCAAAATCCGTATTCATATATTGATATGATTATTGGTGCACAAGTGGTTAGTCAATTAACAAAATTCAACAATAAAAGTGAAATAACGGCGACAAATATCGGAATTTTGTTAATGACTCTTTCTCTCTGGGAAATCAAGGGAGTTGTGTCATCCGTTTTTAAAGACGGATTTCAGTCATTAAAAACAAATTTTGTTCCATGTATGACTGGAATTTACGGTGGATTAAGTTCTATGTATTTGACAACCTATTCAAATATATTAAATCGTTATCGAAATAAAAATCAAATATTGGTATATAATGAAAAGGACAAAGATGATGTAGAAAAAGAAAGAACCCACATGAAAACGACACACCATATCGAAGTTATTTCCGAATTTATGGAATGTTTTTATCGATTGCTACTATCTACTGATTCTGAATATACGGTTTCATTTACAACACCCACAGAACATAAAACACGTATAGTAAATATGAATACATCGATTGTTACAAAAGAATACGAAAATATTTGTATTGAACACGCAAATACAAATATGACATTTATTATTGAAAACAATATTTCATTGGATATTGAAATCGGATTAAAACAAAAATGTATTGAATCGTCAATTGCAGGCGCACCCGAAAAATCATCATGGGTAAATTCGATTGATGCAAATAAGGTAAAAGACCTTAGAGCCCTTATCGAAGACCCATTTGTTTGTGCTATACTTGGCATTATTACAATTGATATGCACGAGAATGATGGGGGTGGGTCTTTACTACCAATAATAGATATTCATTCACTTACAATTGACAATGTAAAATCTGTAGCAAATTCATTCAAAATAAATCGCTCATTTAATTCACGCTATATACGGACGAATGCTGCAGCATTATCACCATATCAGATCGGATGTATTTGTTTTATATTAAAATATAACTTTCCAAATTTAAGTATAAATGATGTATATATACAATTAGTAGTTATTCTAAATTCATTTAATAGTTCGGTAGAGTCGAAGGAAATAATAAAAAGCATTATACTTAGGTTATTGGATAACCAAAGATTTATGGGTATTAAAATAAAATTACCAAATTGGTCAACATTACCAAATTGGTCAACAATATTATCCATCAATATATCTTATAATGCACCGTATATTTTACAAAATTCATACTATGATTTTATATGTGATTCAGCACCATGTATGTTTAAAGAATACGTATATATATCAGAATTAAATAATACATTATGGTCAAAATTAATTAAATCTGAATTTGATACTTCACCGTGGATTAAATATGCGTTTAATACTACAAATCAGTATAAAGCAATGAAATTTACTTCGGTTAAATCGAGTACGCCTATGCGTATATATTTTAAAGAACCTACTGTATGTTTTATCGAAGATGACACAAAAAGCGATACAAATAAAAAACTAAATACTACCAAAAAGTTAACAATTCAATGTATAAATAATAACGATGTAAATGGAACAAATAACAATCAGTGTGCAGTTGATGCGCTTTTACATCATATTAAATCGCTTATTATGACAAATGAAACCACCAAAATAGAAATTAACCAATTAAAACTGGTGAAAACAGTTAAGGAAGAACAGGTGCCAAATCCAAAATATGTGGCATATGAGGAAAAAAAACAATTGTTAATTGGAACAAATACCGATGAAAAAGAAAAAGAAAACACGACAAACGACCAAAAATCCAATAAATTTCAACAACAATTTATGATGAACGAATTGTTTCGGTCGGATATTCCCGAAAAATTCATTATAAAAAACGTAGTTGAATCATCCTTGGCGGTAGAACATATTCAAGATACACAAAAGAATTTCGACACAATGTATTTCAAACAACAGGATGAAAAACGACTTATCTCCGTTATTGATAAATTTCATTCGAAAAAAGAACTTCTCCACTCTCTCGGACTACCGAATAAATTATGTATATTATTGGACGGAAAACCCGGAACTGGTAAATCGTCAGCAATTATAACAATTGCATCCTATCTAAAGAAAAATATTTATTACATGTCCTTCCAGAACGTAAAAACAAATGAGGATTTTCAATTCATGGTAAATCATGTTGTGAAAAATTGCAATGGAGGAATTTGTGTAGTTGAGGATATCGACGCAATCGGAAATTTCGCACATGAACGATTTACTAAAATCGAAACGACCGAAGACGATTTTGTAAAGATTGGGTTTCGCGGAAAACTTGATAAGGCAAATAAGGTGAATATAAACAAAGTAGACACAAGCAAAGTAGACACAAGCAAAGTAGACACAAACACAACCGAAACAATGGAAATGGGGACCAACGATTTATCTCTCGCATATTTTCTGAATCTATTGCAAGGAACTATTACACCCGACGGCTTGATCTTCATAGCAACAACCAATCATTTGGATAAATTAGACCCAGCGTTTTATCGAGACGGGAGATTTGACGTGAAAATAAAAATGACGGAAGCGGATGCCTATCAATTACAAAAAATATATAACAAATTTATTGGACGTTCTATTCCGGAAATGTATATGGATATTCTTGTGAAAAAAAAGATAACACCGGCAACTTTCATATTTACTATCAAAGACTATATTTGCGACAACGAATACACAGATGAAACGATTCTTTCATCGTGGTTATAATTTGTCTTTGTATTTAACGTTTCTCGGTCTTTCGGCGTTTTCCGCCAGTGGAAAGAGCCGTCGCAACTTCGGAAGAAACCGGAGCAGATGTGGAAGAAACCGGCGGAGAAGAAGGCGCAGACGAATCTCCTCCACGTTTTGTTTTTCTACTTTGTGTTTTTCGGACATACCCGAATTTTCCCCTTTGTGTAAAAAAGCCGGCTTTCTCTAAACGTCGTTCCTTTTTTGCCGTAAAATGTTTCTTTTTACTAACAATACGATTGTTTTTCGTATAATAAAGGTCTTTCTTCATTAACCCTCCTTCGGTTTTAAAAGCCGTTCCCGACCAAACCATTTTACGACTTCCAAATAAATTTGGAAATGTTCGTCCATCAATATGATATTTTCCATCCTCTTGGCGTTGTGGTCGTCTTGTCATTATTATTATATTATATTAGAGAGAATATATTAACGCAAATTGCTAAACTTTAATGATACATATCTTTTTCTGTTGTGGATATTACTGATTTATTTCTTCTTTTTCGAACTTCTGTTTTTGCTTCTGCTTCTGAACTACCTCTTTTTCTTTTTTCTGTTTTTCTATTTCGATTCAATCGTGGAACTGTAAATTTATAAGGGTCTTCTCGCTCGCGGTCACTCCAACCAAACGAAAAATCAGTTTCATTTGACAATGAACTGGATTTTTTCCCACCAACTGCTTTGGACACATATTCATATGAATTTCCACTTAAAAAATTCGGATAAGGCAACGGCAATATTGACGAACCGCCTTTTCTATTTGTGATTCGTCTTTTTTTGTGTTGTTGTCTTTTCTTCGTTTGTCTTTGTCTTTTCTTCGTTTGTTTTGTGTGTATAAAATGTATTTTACGCATATATTTTATTATAATAGGAGATTTATAAAGACGCTAAAATCCACTTCCATCTTCCGAAAAATCAAATGTGTCATCGGTAGTCGTTTTATTTGCGAGAGAATAGGTGGAATTGGTTCTCTCAAAAAAATTCACTTTGCTTTCCACCGAAATAAGTTCCATAAAATCAAACGGATTGATGGAATGATACACCTTGTCGTATCCCAATTGCAACAACAATCTATCCGCCACAAACTCGATATATTTACACATAGAATCTGCATTCATTCCAATTAAACGGCACGGGAGAGCCTCCGTAATAAATTCTTTTTCAATATCTACCGCCTCCTGTATCATTTCCAATATCTTCTTTTTCGCTATTTTACGTGTTAATTTTGAATATACTAAAATGGCAAATTCCGTATGAAGCGCCTCATCTCTTGAAATAAATTCATTTGAAAATGTAAGCCCTGGCAACAACCCGCGTTTTTTAATCCAATAAATAGACGCAAAAGATGCACTAAAAAAAATTCCCTCAACAATGGCGAATGCAACCAATCGTGTTGCAAAAGAGGAACGATGATCTCCAATCCATTTACGAGCCCAATCCGCCTTTTTTTTAATACATGGAAATGTGCTAATGGCGTGAAATAAATTGTCCTTTTCGGATTTATCTTGAATGTAGGTTTCAATCAATTGGCTATACATTTGACTGTGTATGTTTTCCATAAAAATTTGAAGACCGTAAAATGCACGCATTTCGGCAATTTGCACTTCTCCCATAAATCTCACACCTAAATTCTCAATCACAATACCGTCACTTCCCGCAAAAAATGCGAGAATATGAGAAATAAAATATTTTTCATCTGCTGATAATTTCGCCCAATCTGTTAAATCATTCGACAAATCAACCTCTTCTACCCGCCAAAAACAATCCAACTGTTTCTGATAAAATGCCCACACATCTGGATATTTTATCGGAAACATGACAAACCGCTCTTCTTGCGGTGTCAGAATGAATTCAGTAGGTTTGGGATGTGATACGTGAACTACAACAGGGGTTTCAGACATTATACTAAATATAGTAGGGCAATATTTTATGTTCTTTACATGCGTCTTGTCTATATGCTTCCATATATCCTGTCTAAATAAATATCCGCATATTATAATGTCTTCCGCTCAACCGTATCCATATATACAATTTACAAATCCTGTAAGTACAAGTCCTTCTTTTTTTAGTCCAAATCTTCCCGTAATACCAGCAAAATTTTCTATGCAATCATTGTTCTCGGACAATTCGTTAGTGTGTTATAAAAATCATTCCTTGTCGGTTAGCAGCGGGGGAACTGTCGTAAATGCAAGACATAAAGGTAGAAAAACATAGGTCCATGTCGGTATTATATATGCACGTAATATAACATTGTCTATATGGACTATTCACAACAACCGTTAGCTCTCTCTTCTCCTTCTTCTTCTTCCTTATCTTTGTCTTGGCAAACAATTCTTATTTTTTGTCTGGTGATTCTTTTGATTCTTTCGTCCTTTGGCATTAATTTATTTGAAGTTTTAGCAAAGATATACAATTGGATTTTAACATGGATTGGACCTTTAATTATTAAACCGTTACAACTGTTGTTGTATAGTTTAGGATGGACTCTCGATGCCAGCTCTCAAACCGTTACCGACGTAGGTAAAACAGGGCTTGATTTGGCAAATAACGCCATTCATGGTGTGGGTAATTTATTAGAAGAATCGTCTAAAGGAACTTTTGATAATGTGTTAAATACAAATGCACTACATATGAATGAAGCCAAACCAAGTGACACAAATACATCAATTCAACAACCTATTTCGGTGGGAAAATCAAATTGGTGTTTGGTTGGAGAGTATAATGGAACGAGAAATTGTATGGAAGTAGGAAACGATGATACGTGCACATCAGGGCAATTATTTCCGCAAAAAAGTTTATGTTTAAATCCGGCAATGCAACAAGGAACGACACAAGGAACGATGCAACAAGGAACGATGCAACAAGGAACGATGCAACAAGGAACGACACAAAATAATGTATTACCGTATAATGTAATCATGAGTCAATCAATTCCACCCTTATCATCGAACCCTCTCGTAATTCCACATCCAACTATACAACAGCAATTACAACAATAATTAATGAATTCGCAAAAAGGTTGCGTTGTCTGCACTTTTTTGAAAATCATTTCCAGCCTCATCTTCCGAAATACAATAATGTAAATTTAATCCATATTCGCGCGCAAATGTTTCTGCTCGTATGCGCCTGTGTTTTAAACGAGCAATATAATACTCTCTCCCTAAATACGCCATGTGTTTTAACGAATATATTTTTTGACTGAATCGCACCATATATCCGTTATGTGCAACCGGCGCACACAAGTGTGCGCCATACGAATAATTCATTTCTCGAATGGCGTCAAATGAAAAACAAATATTCTTATCTTCTCTTTCATATTCATATCCTCTACAAATAAGATGAATATCAATGTCGGACAAATCTGTTTTTTTACTTTGTCCGACCATATTAAACCCTTTTACCGACAAAATAGTTGTTCCTTGTGTAACTTCATAGACAATATCTTCCATTGAAATATTTAACCACTCATCCATATCCGCCATGATAATCCATGAATTTGCGGGACATTGATTCCAAATCGTATTTTTTAATTGTGTTTGAACAAATTCATTCATAATTTGTTGTGTATAAATAGGCATCACGATACACCCCATCTCTCGGGCAATATAGGGAGAGGCATCGGTGCTTTCATTATCAAGAATTGTAATAATACTGTTTGGAAATCGCCGACGATAGTGTTCAACGGTTGCACGTAATATAGCAGATTCATTGTTGCATAATAAATAAATATATATGGACATCATATTATACATATTTATTTGGATGTTTTTATATGAAATATTCGTATTATTCACTCATTGAAAATAACATGGGCGATGTTGTATTTTCCTCTTTTGTATTTTCCTCTCCTTCTCCTTCTCCCTCTCCAACATCTCCAAGTATTTTTACTCTCTCTTCCATCAACATTTTATTTACATCCATCGTATACGATTGGAGAGACATTACTATATTTTTCAAATTACCGATTTCAGAAGCAAGCATTTCATGTCGAGTATTAAATTCATCCAATATCTCTCTCAAATTATCGGGAGGTTGTGGTTGTGGTTGTTGTTGAGGAGCCGATGATAATACGGGTGATGATAATTTTGTTTCTTTCATAAAAGATTCCAAGGTTGTTAAGCGTTTATCAACAACCGAAATAACTTGTGGCAAGGTAAGTCCTGATTGCGAACCTTGCCCTTGTTGTCCTAATCCTTGTTGTCCTTGTTGCCCTTGTTGTCCTAATCCTTGTCCGGGACGAGCTGATTGAATAGAAGTAGGAGTAGGAGGAGGAGGTGCAGGTGCACGTCGTTTTCTTGCAGATGCCAATGCGCCACTCATTTATTATTATACCGTCGGCAATGAAATTCCTAAATTAAACGACAAAAAAGGGTATAAAATCTTTATAAAATAGATAATACAAGATAAATGAACCCCGAAAACAATGTTCTCACAATAAAAACAATTCAAATTCAACCAGTTCGAAATATGATTGCGGCTCTAAAAGAACTGTTAACAGATGCAACTATTACTATTTACTCTGGAAATCAACCAACCGTGGCAGGACAAGAACTATTTGCCGGTATTAAAATAGTAAATTTCGATAAATCTCATACGACGCTTGTTAGCGTTGAATTACACGCAAATCAATTCGAAACATTCACTTGTATTCCAAATAAAATTATCATTTGCGCAAATACTCTCCATTTAAATAGAGTTATTTCAACCATTACGAACAACGATATACTGTCACTTTATATTGAAAAAGACGATTATCATGATGGGTCCGTAAGCGAACTCGGACTTCAATTTGATGATGTAACCATAAAGCAGTGTTATAATCAAAAATTGAAATTAATTGAACCGGATACGGAGGAAATGGTTGTTCCGGATGTAGATTATTCGACCATTATTAATTTATCGAGTTCTTATTTTCAGAAGATTATTCGTGATTTTTATGCTATTTCAGAGAGAATTGAAATTAAATCGGTTGGAAACGAACTGATTTTTTCATGTCAGGGATTATATGCAAAATCGCGAATTTATCGAACGGAAGCCGAAGGACTCACCTTTTGTAAAAAACCGGACGATTCGGTTATTATTCAGGGCGAATTTTCATTAAAATCACTGAACAATTTTATTAAATGCACGCCCTTGTGCAGTCATTTGGAAATTTATTTGGGAAATGATAAGCCATTAATTGTTAAATACAATGTGGCATCACTTGGGGAAATCAAGCTTTGTCTGGCGAGTTTGACAGACGAATAATATCCAGATATATTATGTTATATTTAGTCGTAATAATTTCATTATTAATTCTTTTTTTATCAGGATTCGTTTTCGTTCAAGAATCATTTACCCCTTCTTTTTCTTCTTCAACCATGCAAACCTCTCCTTTAACACAAACCTCTTCCTCAATGCAAACAACAACTATTATGGATGCGTCCGGAAATGTGATTCCGATTGGAAGCAAACTTATTCCGTCGTCCGGAATTCCGGATGGGTATTATCAAAGTGGAACCACACAAAATGGCACACCTTACATATCACCGATTCCATATGGATATACAACAAATACGGATAAAACGGTAATTCAACCAACGATTCAGGCATCGATTATAAACAATCCGAACAATGGCAACGCCCCAACAAATTTGTTCGTTACAAATTCTACCAATAGTCCATCCAATCCAGTTACACAATATAACTCGGATAATTTTAATCTTTCCTATCACGCCGATGAATTGGTTCCCGGAAACAATTTTTATGATGTGAGTGTAAATATTCCACCGGCAACCTATTATCAACCGGGAACATATCATCCAAATGAAGGAGGAGGATTTGTGCCGTCATATACAGATAGCGTGTTTTTAAATCCGGCTATAATGCCAACAGGAGAACAATATACATCGGCACAAGATTTTATGGGATTTTGTGAAAAATACCGAGACCAACCGATAGAACTGGAAAAACGATGTCAAGCCATGGATAAAAATACATGTGCGAGCACGAGTTGTTGTGTTTTATTGGGAGGACAAAAATGTGTGCATGGAGATGAATATGGACCAACCGCAAAAGCGAATTATAGTGATATCTTTGTAACAAATCGGGATTATTATTATTATAAGGGTATGTGTTACGGTGTATGTCCAAAGTAATATAATACCATATTGTCGTAGACCGTGTCTCTCTTGGGCAAAAGCCCAATGACGACAATTTGAGAGACGCATAATGACGATTATCCATTTATCCAAGATAAAATTGATAAATAAAACGTAATAAAAACGAACTAAACAAAATATATAACAAATGATGAAACCAAAAAGATACCATTACGATGAAACCCGAAATAAAATATATACGGACGAAACCTACCTGCCATTATTTGAATCTGTGTATATTGGTATATTTACAATCGCATGTCTAATCGTATGGATTCCTTCTTTAAGCCAACCGCTCTTTTCATACGGAAACGATATATTTCGAAATTCAATTCGATATATAGAAGTGCCAGAAAATACACCATTATTCGATAAAATTAAAGATATACAAATGCGAAAATACGGGGATATTGTATAACGACTATTTTGGTCTTGGAGATACCTTGTGTATAATAATTTTTTTAGTAAAAATACGCTCCATTTTTTTCTGTTTTGCAATATCCCGCTGTTTTTGTGCATTTTGTCGAGCAATGCCGTGTTCTAATATAAGATTCTCATCAACATAATCGGGTATAGGTGAATGTTTATTTCGTGTTTGTTTATTGTAAGCAAGTTCTCTATTGGTCAGGAAGGTATGATTTTGTTGTTTTGGAGAGACAGATGTATTGCGACTTATATCAATCGTGACGCGTTTTTGTGTTCGACGTTTTTTAGATGCATGAGAAGAACGAGAGGAAGAGGAACGGGAAGAAGAAGACGATGATGAATAGGATAACGAATCTTTTTTCGTTGGGCGAAATTTACTGGTTTTACGTAAAATAGATGACATTATATATAATATTTACAATTTTATGCACTATGAATGATATAAAAATATCGTAAACGATATTTTTATTGATGATATGTTAATTAATTATCCCATAACACGAATACCTCCCGCTAAAGAACTTCCAATGGCAAAACCTAAACCATTTTTAGCAGATGAGGCAACCGATGGAAGAAATGTGTCTAAAACCGCGAATGTTGCGGCGGCGGTTAAGGCAATAACCACAATTTCTTCAACTTTAAGTGAAGCTTTCGGAATGACATAGGCAACTAAAGCCACTACAAGACCTTCTAACAAATACTTAATGACCTTCTTAACGAATTCGGTAATATTAAAAGCAGACATGTTATTATATATTAAACAAACAAAAAAGACTACAAAAAACAGATATAACAAAAATGCTAAATGTATTGCTAAACAACATAAAGAACGGTTTCTATTACATCTATCTTATGTCTTTTGAAAATCTTGTTTCTCACGTAACACCTCCTCCAAACAATGTTCCCACAGAAACATTACACTCGGGCGAACCAAATCCTAAATATGTAGATTTATTGACGGAAACTCCTCCTACACATGGTCCTAAATGGGCATCGGTGTCCTTTATTTCTCCGAAAGATCTTATTCAACGTAGAGAGGATTTTCTTTTTACCAAATTTATTCATCAATGGGATTTCATCAAGTCCATGGATAAATATACACAATTTGTTCATTATATGGCGTATAAATACAATCTGAATACGGAAAATCTCCTAAAAGATTTTCAAGAATTCTTGGTGGAAGAGGGAACAAAGATTCGAGAGACATCTGTGGCGGATACGGTAAATGAATACAAAACATTTTTAGATAAGAACGAAGATGTATTAACCGAGAAATTTAATAAAGACAATAAATTTCAAACATCGGTTAGTGGGCTAAAAATCCATGAGGCGACCAATACAGAAGAAGAAGCGAAAAAATCGGGAATCAAGGCACGCGAGCGCGACCCGAATCATGATGTGCATGTGATGCCGTTGGGATACTGGGTGCCAATGCATCCGGATGCATACAAGACAGGAAATATCGAATTTTTGAATCAGGAATTAAATGAATTGCATCATGAGAAAATAAAGAGTGATGAAAAGTCAAAGATTGAATTTGAACGTCGCGTGAGAGAGACAAAGGAACGTGCCATCAAAGAAAATGTTGAATTGGCTACTAAAACCGGAAATAAACTTACCCAAGATATTGATGAAAATGGGCAATTGACCAATTTGGTGGATACGCTTGGATTGGACGATAGAGAGGTAGCGAGTCCAGATGTTAGAGATGAATTATTCGAAAAAATGAGACGAGATGCAAATGTATAAGAAGTTACTGATACTAAAGTTACGATACTAAAATAATATGTTGCATAAACGAAACAGTTCAAATAGTATTCTGTTTTCTATTTGTTTCTTTTGTTTTTCTATTTCTTCTGTGTCTATTTCGTCTGTGTCTATTTCGTCTGTGTCTATTTTATTTGTATTGGTTTCCTCAATACATAAAATAAATCCGGCTCCAATAAGAGAGATACATATGGGATACAAATATTGATAAAACATTATATTTCATTTAATATAATATTTAATTATAAATCAATTTTTTGAATCGACTAATAAACCAACCACGGTAATCCGGTAGATGCCATTTCAGATACATGTGTTAGCTGTATTAATATATACATAGCTCCCATACGACGCATTTCAATATCTCCAGAACCATACATTAAATTTTCCATAATAATGACACACAATTCCATTATGTCATTCGTAGAAAATGAATATAATATTTGACTTGGATATTCAACTTGATACAAAGCATTTCCTTGGGTAATGGTGCAAATAGCACGTTTGGTTTCATTTAATACATTTCCTCGTGTTGTCCAAAATGTTACTAATCCGTAATAAAAATAAATAATATTTCGTCGAGAAAGATTTATTAACCACTCGCTATACACAAAATACCCCAACGAACAAATATCGCCAAATATATCATCTATTCTTTGATATAATGGTTTTTCTCTAATAGCAAGAATAGTAAGTAGTGTAGCTGACATGTGTTTATTTGTTTCTGGATGAATCGACGATGGATATAAGGATTTTCCTTTAAATGACAATTTTGTGTATTCGGGCATGATTTGTATATTTGTTATTTGAAAATAAAACAGAAATGACAATATATCTTTCTTTACGGATTCTGAGAGGGGGGTGCGGGTATATGGATTTTGTAATTGTTGTTGTTGTTGTCCGTGTCCGTGTCCTTGTCCTTGTCCATATCCTTGTCGAATAAGTATTTCCAACGATAAAATATCAAATCCATAGGTAAATCCAGCGTCCGTGCATATAAATAATTGATTCTTTGGTATTTCCGACAACAGTTCTAATGTATAAAAATCAGTTGTGTTTACCGGTTCGTTTCTATTTTGTCTACGTATTCGATGATAATTTAATATAAATTGTCGTCTCACATATTTTTGTATAATAATAGCACTGGATTGTCGCATGAAATGATGTTTTATTTTTTCAAAAAGTTCAGCCTTTTTCAATTTTGATAAACCCGTTAGTCCAAGCGATTTTGCCGTTTCGATAAGTGTTTGAACTGTTTCTTTTGGTTTTTGTTCTTTTGGTTTTTTTTGTGAGAGGAGTTCTTTTGATTCCTTTTTTTCTTTTTTTGAAAACATAAATATACAATACTATACATTATTATATATTTTATTTAACTTCATTTTTTTGTTTCTTTCTTCTCTCTGTGTTTCTTTCTTCTCTCTGTGTTTTTTCTTCTCTCTGTGTTTTTTCTTCTCTCTGTGTTTTTTCTTCTCTCTGTGTTTTTTCTTCTCTCTGTGTTTTTTCTTCTCTCTGTGTTTTTTCTTCTCTCTGTGTTTTTTCTTCTCTGTGTTTCTTTCTTATTCTTGTCTTGGTTCCTGTTCTTGTTCCCACACCATAGTAAAATAGGACTTTGATACCAATAAATGTTTTTTTGAAGAAATAGGGTCCATTTTATTACGATAATATTTACAATAATATACATAAGGGTCTTCTGTATGTTTTTTATTTTCTATATGTTGATGATACATTGCCCGTTTAATATCTGCCACTTTATCCCAATGAGATGATATAACGGAACATATATATTTATCATTACATATTCGTATATTTGGATAGAAAAAATGCAATAAATCCAATATTTGTTTTTCTCCCAATTTTTGACCGGACCAATTTCGAAACAATTGTCCTATTTCATCGACTTCCAATACAGAAAACGGAGAGGTATCCTCCACAATTTCAATTTCTTCCTCCCAAAATGCCATCCACTGTTCCACTATCGGAAGATATTTACTTGTTAATCCCACAAATGAAACTTCGCCACTGCCACTATCCACCAACCGATAATCTTTGAATGGACTATTTTCTGACAACAATGTGTCTTTTAATTCCATTTTTAATACAAGAGGCATGTCATGTTTTGATAAAAACAATCTCCACAAATACAATATTTTATTCCATGTAAGTATATGTGTCGGTAAGTTGGTAGGTTCAATATATTCTCCCAAAAAGGACGAGACCAACGTTGAACACGGCGTATTTGCCAAAAAGAATACGCGCGTTTCAATTGTATCGTCGTTACTTATATCTTTTAAAAATACGTCCGAATTTTGAAATCGAATTGAATAATGCGCACACACACCCAAAAAATCGATAATATTTTCATAAATAGGCATTAATACCTCTTCTCGTATATTTTCATTAACTTTTAATATACGACAGTTAATGAGTGGGTGTCTATGATGAATACGATATTTTATCGTCTGTCCAATATTCACTCCCAAAACAGAATAACATTGAGAGCGAATTGTCTCTATCATCGGACGTATATTTGCATCCAAATAATGCACCATAGGATTTCCTTTATTATGCAAAATAGAATCTCCCAAAATAGTTAAAAAATATTTGGCTTCGGTTCGAGACGCAAATACATAGGGGCATAATTTATTTATTACGAATTGAATGGTCTCGGATTCTGGAACAGATTGGACGAATAATTTACTCTTTATTTGTTTTATAATGGTTGTTTTAATTTTTTGTTTCCACTCGGATAGATATATGTTTTTTTGCGAGGAAATATCCCGTAAAATAAAATACAGTAAATCATCTTCCGAAATTATTTTATAGTGACCGTTATCTTTTGATATAAATATATCGGTTTGTGGTATGTAAAAAAAGGAATATGTTTGCATAAAATGCTCCACATAGACATTTTTCTCTTGAATGAAGCGTTGTTTTTCGATAATCGATATTTGGGTAGTTTGGAGTAAGGCGGGCAATTGAATTTCAATATATTGTTGAATTTTTTTCACTATTTGGGGATATTCTTTGTATGTGCCATACAGATTTTCAATTGAAATTAGAATACGTTCCAGATCCGAATTCATGGGTTGTAGTTAATAATATATACTATTTATATCATTAGTTGGTTTTATAGGTGTGTTTCTTCATGGGTTTGTTTTATGGGTTTCATATCAGTGTAATAAATTCTAAATCCTCAATTTTCCAATATTCACATCCACCTCCCGGAAAGGGGCGTTCGATAATGGCGGGAATTTTTTTCTGTTCCAATTCCATTTTTGCAATAGCATATTCATCCATTATGGTATCATCTATCTCTATAAATGGCTCCGCACCCGCCTGCAATTGTCGGGCACGTTCTCCTAAAATACGCGCAATTTCATATTTGGATGCCCATGGAACAATTTTATGGAAAGGGTCGTCAATAACACCGTTTTCATTACGGATAATGGTGGTCATTCGTAATATTTCTTCGTAATTTTTTGCTTGAAGTTCTGGATGAAAATCCGATATAATATTTTGACGAAGACCCTTCTCAAACTTTTGTAAATATGTTTCTGAATTATCTTGTTCATCAGAATCATTGTCGTCGTCATCCTCGTTGTCGTCATCATTATTTTGTGGATGATTCACGGAAACCTCTTTAAATATTTTATTTGATGGGTCGTGCTCATTGTCCGAGTCATCTGAATCGTCTGCTTCCGCCTCTGCTTCTGCATCGACATCTATATCGGCTTCTGAATCATCCCCTCCTTCTAAATCAGACTCATTATCAGAATCGGAGTTTGATGAAGACGCGGAGGACGCATCGTCATCCTCTTCGTCTTTTCTATGTGAATGATTTTCTGACATTTGTAATGGATATATATAATTAATTTGTCTCGCTTTATTTCTTTTTTCCTTTTCAATTTTATGGAACATACAAGGCTTGGTGTGCCTCGCGAGGGAAAATTGATAATAAAAACATACTTCTTTTTATAACAATCAAACATGGAAACAACACCAACAACAACACAAACAAAAACAACAACACAAACAAAAACAACAACACAAACAACGCCTTTTGAATTATTTCAACAATGGAATACTATTGAAAATCAATTGGCTATTTTAAATGAAAAAGCAAAACAACTTCGCCAACAACGAACGACTGTATCTACGCAATTGGTGCAACATATGAAAAATGCTTCTTTGCCTACAGTAACATTTGGACAAACATCTGTTTCTCTTATTGAAAAACGTGATTACAGTTCATTAACATATGCATATCTTGAATCTACTTTAGGCGCAATTATTCCGGATAAGGAACAAGTCGCATATATTATTAATTATTTAAAAAAACATCGTGACGTAAAAATAACAACTGAATTAAAACGAGATTTTCAACAAGAAAATCGTTGATTTTGTTTATTGTTTCTTGATTATCGAAAAATAAAGAAAGAGTATATTATAGATGTCTTTTTTGTCGAAATATACATTTGAACAAACCGCCGACCACGACCCTTTGTTTAAGGGAGGATACCCAGTTCATTTTGGTATGATTGGTGGAGTTGGTATGATTGGTGGAGAAAATACAAATAACATAAAAGAAGAAAATACACTTGCGATTCCAATAGGGTTAATTGTTATTTCGCGTCCACAAATGCCTTTTCAAACAGATTCGCTTAATCAAGTAATTGATGATTCACTGTTTGATAATATGTTTAATTCATTGGCTTCCGCCAAGAAAAAAATACAAAATATTCACAAAAAAACTATAAAACAAACTTCTCGACGACCCCTTGTAAAACATACAAAAAAACAAACTCAAAGATAACATAATATGAATACAAATGAACCAACTACTATCATGGGTAAATGAAACAAAACTAAATTGGACCGCATTATCTTGCAATCCAAATGCAATCTCTCTATTAGAATCCCATCCAGAAAAAATAGACTGGAATCGGTTATCTACCAATCCAAACGCAATCTCTCTATTGAAAGCCCGTCCAGAAAAAATAGTTTGGTATTGGTTATCTCAAAATCCCAACGCCATCTCTTTATTGGAAGCACATCCAGAAAAAATAACATGTTTCGAATGGTTGTCTCAAAATCCCAACGCCATCTCTCTATTAGAATCTCATCCAGAAAAAATAGTCTGGAACTTGTTATCGATGAATCCAAATGCCATCTCTCTATTGGAATCTCATCCAGAAAAAATAGACTGGATTGCATTGTCAATAAATCCGAATGCCATTCCTCTATTGGAATCTCATCCAGAAAAAATAGTCTGGAACTTATTATCGAGAAATCCGAGTGCAATCTCTCTATTGGAATCCCATCCAGAAAAAATAGACTGGGCTTCGTTATCAAAAAATCCCAACGCAATCCATTTATTGGAAGCCAATCCAGAAAAAATAGACTGGAATCAGTTATCCACAAATCCCAGTGCCATCTCTCTATTGGAGGCGAATCCAGAAAAAATAGACTGGGCTTCGTTATCCAGAAATCCAAATGCAATCCATTTATTGGAAGCCAATCCAGCAAAAATAGACTGGAATCAGTTATCCGAGAATCCGAATATATTTATAGAAAACTAAAAAAATAACCATTACACCAAAAATTTACACCAATTACACCAAAAATTTACACCAATTACACCGAAATAGTTGTTACGACTGCTCTACACATGGGACAAGTTGGACATTCATAGGTCGATGTTATTTTACACAATTCAAATATACAATTTCGGCAATAGTCTTTATGATTACACCCAAGACTTACGGAAAATTCAGGTTTAACTGTTGTCAAACAAATACAACAGTCAAACTCATCTATTTTTCTTTCACAAGCACTTTCTGTAGTAATTTGCATTGTCGGTCGTGAAGCAACCATGAATCTTAATTTTTTCGCATAATAGTCCGACGACACATATTCCGTCATTATCATTTGATGCCTTATCTGGCTTATTTTTATTTTACTATATTCGACAGATTGTTCCATAGTTTCAACCAATACATACAGTTTGGGCACGTCAATCATTACGTTGGTTATTCTTTTTGCGTTAATTATTTTATCAATGTTTGTTTTCAAATGTAAAATCACATTTTGTAAATGTACATTGTGTGCGTAAAGAACATCTATTTTTGTTTTATTTGTTTTATTATGTATGTGTTGATGTAATGGACGCGGTGGAATTTCACTATCGCGAATAGTTAAATATTTTTGAACTTTATTCGGCGTATTGTGTGTCCTGTAATAATACATATCATCGCCAGATGGAACATTACATATTCGATGCACAAGCATATTATAGAACAAATCTATCTGACGATTGCACTCAACATAATTATTGTTATTGAATCGGTAATAGAATGTATTTTGTTGTACGTCACTCTTTGATTTTTTTGTTTTTTTATATAACAAATCATACAATAGAATGGTTTGTTCAACACGATTTGTTGTCTTATAGGGACATACAGCGGATGTGTGTCCAATTTGTTTGCATATTCCGCAATGGCAATTCATTTTATTATTTTTTTTTAATAATAAAAATACATGTAAAAAGTTTTTCAATTTTTATAAATAAGCATTGGCTTCAAGAATCACAAAACACATTATCTTTCCAAATTCCCGTTTTTTTTATTTTTTTTTTACGTAAAAAACATCCGGTTGTTAGTTGCGTTTGTGTTCCAAGACCTTCCCGTTTTCCGCCATACCAGTTTCCTTCATATACATCGCCGTTTGAATATGTCATTTTCCCATATCCATATTTCATTCCGAATGTATATGTTCCCTCATATACATCCCCATTTGCGTGCATCATTTTTCCAAATCCACACATTTGATTTTGTCGCCATTCTCCTGTATATTGAGTTCCATCATTCCAAATATATGTGCCATTACCATCATACATTCCATTTTTCCATTCGCCTTTATATACAGGACCGTTTGCATATTGCATTTCGCCATATCCATTTCGAATAAGGGGGGATTCGTGTAATGTGTTTGTTTCACCGCGATAGACATTGAAAAATATAAAACATTTTCGGCACAATGGACAACATGGTATATTTCGTCTATTTTTTATTTTTAAATAGTTATTTAATCCGTCTTTACTGAAATAGTGTCCACATACGATTATTTGTCGTATATATTCTCCCTCTGTAAATAAATTTAACGAAATGGCACACGTAGTTTCCGACATTTTTATTTCGTCATAATGATATTGAATTACATGTAAATTCGCATTTACTTCTCTATCGGACATTGGACGACTTACGTCAAATACTTGCTCTCGAATTACATGATAATTCGATGAATGTTCTTGTCTTTGTTCTTGTCTTTGTTCTTGTCTTTGTTCTTCTGTTCCTGATCCAAGGTCTTGTTCATTATTCATATTATTATAATAGTATAAGATTTTTGTCTGTCAATATAGGAGATGAATAAAGAAATTTGTGCATTTGCCAATATATTTGGAAAACCAAAGGAAGGTATTCATAAATATCGAATATTCGGTTTAGCGGGGGTAGATGTTTTTTTTACGATTCTTGCAGCGGTTTTTATATGGTGGATTTGGGGAGATTATTCTTTGTTATTTTTATGTAAAACGCTTTTGGGATTGTTTTTAGTAAGTATTTTATGTCATCGATTCTTTTGTGTGAGAACAACGATTGACCGATTTTTATTTCCATAAATTTCAGCACGCACGTAAAATATATAAATACATATATAAATACATACATAACTATGAACATTCAAACCATTCAATATGCAAATGGAGATGTATTTGTCGGAGACTGGGACGGTTTACACGCAAATCCATGCAACGGAAAAATAACGTATGCCAATGGAGACACATATGAAGGAGAATTTGACTCAGAAACTGGGAAATACAATGGTGTTGGAATACAATATATGGACGGTATATTGTTGTCGGGAACTTGGAAACAGGGGATTTATATGGGAGATAAGTAAGATAATATAAAAAAACATATATTATATTATAATGCAACTATCAAAACAAATACAAAAACAAAAACAAAATCAAAAAATAAGTATATGTATTCCTTTATACAATGGTATTGAATTTTTATCTGAATCTTTTTTGTCTGTCATGAATCAAACCTATTCGAACTACGAGGTATTAATCGCCGTAAATGGTCATGAAGAAAATTCAGACGTATATCAAAAAACATGTGAAATTGTTTTACCATATCAAGCCACACATACCATTCGTATTTTCGACTGGTTTCATTTGAAAGGAAAATCCATTACTCTAAACGCAATGATGAACATGTGCCAAGCCGAATTTATTGCGCTTTTAGACGTAGATGATATTTGGCACCCACATAAATTAGAAATACAAACTCCTATTTTACAGCATTTTGATGTTGTTGGCACACAATGTGTATATATGGCATCCGGAAAACAACAGCATTTGAATGGCATCATTCCGAAAATTCCGGTGGGAGATTTTACAAATACATCGTTTCGACCAAATCCGATTATTAACAGCAGTGTTATTTTACATAAAAGATATTGTTCGTGGAAAGAAAACGGAATTGAAGATTATGAATTGTGGCTACGATTAAAAAAATCGGGACATGTTTTATTTTATAACTGTCCAAAGGTATTGGTGAAACATCGATTGCATGATGCGTCGGCATTTAATTCAAAAGGACATCTATCTAAATTATCCATATTAGATAGATAAGTTTTCTGTTTTCGTCATTATGCGTCTCTCAAAGAGGGGTTTTTACCCATATTGGCATTATAGTAAAAACGAAATGTCGAACGTTTCAACTCGAATATAAAAAATAGAAACTGGTAGTTCACCTTTTGATTTTTCTGGATTTTCTTCTATTTTTATTTCTATTGTATTTATTTTTTGTAAATCGTCTTTTTTTAAAACGACGTTTTCCGCCATATACAAAATCATCTGGATCAAATGTAACCCCCGAAATAATTTCATCTATCATACGATTTGTTTCCGGCAAGGTTCTTTGGTCAACATGTATTTTTGTTAATAAAAAATCTTTTAAGCTTTTTATTTTATTTTCAGTGGATTCTGTTACAGAAAATTCTTCTGGCGTGCCTTGTTTATGAATTTGAAACCATTCTTTTGTAAATTCAGTTAATAATGGAATAGACACAATATCTACTCCTGAAATTGCACGAACAAGTATATCATATTTATTTGTTTCATATTCGGGTTTATCAACATATAATAAACATGATGCGCTCAATGACAAAATAATTCGTTCTAATGCGCCTCCGGCACATGATATTGCTCCAAATCCAGTTCCATTGTTTGCGGTAAGTACATCATGTATATAGTTTTCTATATAAGCTTTTTGAAATTCTGGAGGTTGTTGTTTTACAAATGCAAGCGTATAATAAGAAGCATATCTTATTGATTTTGAAAATTGCGCATAATACAATCCACGCAATCTTTGTTGCATTAATAATTCAATTCCATTTAAAATAGTGGGGTCATTATTTGACAATTCTTTTAATATTGTCTCAATATAGTCAAAAGTTAAATTCGGAGACGGCGATGGAGAGGGTATATGCAATTCCGTTTTTAACACAGAAATAAGCTTTTTATAATTAATATTCTCGGATTCTTTATGGACTTGAGTTGAATCTACTTCATGCTCATGCTCTCGATTTTCATTGCGAATTATCTGTTGAATTTCAGGAGAAAGTTGTTGCATATTTTCTGGAGGAAATCTAATATGATTATTTTCAATCATTAAGTGTCTTAGTGAAACAGGAATAGGAGGAAGTGCCGTAAGTTGATTAGAAAAAGTCTTTAATATATCTAATTTTCGAGGAAGTTCTGGAAGAACTGTCAGCCAATTTCGGTGACAATCTAATGTTCTTAAACTTGGAGGAAGTTTCGGAAGAACAGTGAGTCGATTATTATAACAATATAATGTCATTAAATTTGGAGGAAGTTCTGGAAGAACCGTTAGTTGATTATATTCACATTGTAATCTCATTACATTTGGAGGAAGTTCTGGAAGAACTGTCAGTTCATTATGACCGCAGTCTATTACGGTCAAACGAGAGGGTAGATTACCTAAAGACGTAATTTGATTTCTATCACATAGTAAGGTGTCTAAATTGGGAGGAAGATTCTCAAGAGAAGTTAGTTTATTTTCTGAACAATTTAAAGTTGTTGTATCTAAATCACCTGATAAATCTGGTAAAACTGTTAAATTTCTACCAGATAAATTTATATTTTTTTTCATATATATATATATACTTTTTCTAACGTCTTCGTTTTTCGGTTTTATTGTGTTTTCTTATACGTCGTCTTTCACTTAATCGTCGGGTGCTTCCTCCTTTACTTTGTCCTAATCGTCTTTTACTTTTATTTTTACTTAATCGTCTTTTACTTCGTCGTCCACCCGTAGTTCCTGCCAAATTGGATGCTTGGATGGAGGAGGGCGACGCAACATTTGTCGATGTTCCGCCCGTTGCATGCATGGGGGCAATATAGCCAGTTGTGTTGCTATATGCCGAGTTAATGGATGCGGGAGAGAGATGATTCATTATATTCTATATGGAGAAAAATATCTTGAATCGAATCATGAAGTAAGAAGAAGCAAATAAATCTTCTCTAAAAATTGGATGTCAGTAGTTTTGACGAATACCATTGAGATGATAGATAATTACTACTGGACGGAGTTGCCGATGTAGTTGAGGCAGATGGTCCCGCATATGCCGTTAAACTTGGACCGCTGAATACGGTCTTTCCAATTTCAAAAATATTCATGGCACTATTTTGATACAGTAAATTGGACAATTGTCCCGAAAATCCGCCGTTCGCACAAACATTTATATTTTCATAATTTTGATGGGGAACATTGGTAAAATTCAACCGATTTGTAATTATGCCGTTTATATACACATCCATAATCATATTTTCTACACGAACAATTACACTTACCCACTTATTGAACGGAATATTTGAAATGTCAATGAACTGATTTTGAATAGTTTGGTCTGGAGTAACATCCATAATAACGCGTAATGTATTGATTCCATTTTGTTGTGTTATATAAACACCCGGTCCATTTGATACAGTGGCAATTCCGGTTTGAGAGTCATATGTATTGTTTCCTACATTGAAAATATTCTTATAGGTAGTCGTTGTAGTAGAAGTTGATGGACCAATATTTATCCAAACCGCCCATGTAAATTCCAATCCAGTTTTCGCATTATTTGAATTTAATATAGTCACCGAATTTGTTTGTTTTGGGTCACGCGAAACGGTAACATTTTGCGTTCCATTCAACAATCCTTGAATCACCATTGGATTGGCGGGCGGATGTGAAAAATGTCCGATTAAGGTAATTCCTAAATTCATTAAAAATAAAAACACAATACATACAAATATAATAAATGCGAATTTTGCAAGCATGCTATTTGACGAAAGAAAACTCTGTGTCGCATTTGGAATTGATTGAACCGAACCATACTGAGAAATAGTATTCGATACAGCATCTTGAGCCGATTGAACCGTATTTGAAACGGCATTTACTACAGGTGCAATAACAGGTGCAATAACCGGTGCAATAGTATCTCCTACTTTTTGCACACTTTCTTGAATTGTTCGTATAGGATTGGCAATAGGAATAGACGGCTGAGGACCTTGAAAATTCATTGTTATGTTGTTGTATTAGTTAGAGAATGGAATTTGCAAAAAAATGGCACGTATATATTTATACCACGATTGAAATACACCCACTGACATAAAAAATGGAAATAATAGAAACAGGAGCAATACACACAGTCTTAATAAAAAAAATGTTTTATTTGCATAAAAAATGGACCAACCGACCAGCGTTATAAAAATGCCGAAATATATGTAAAAAAGAATGTCGTATGTTTTTTTCGCATTGGCTAAATCGGTTTGTGAATACATGGTTCGTTGATTGTCGGTTATATGTGAATTCTTTTGTTCGTGTATTTTGTCATTTAATAATTTATTTTGATTTCCGATATAGGTGTAATTAATATGTGAAATCTCCATTGCCAGAATATCTTCTATCGCGTTATCGGTATCTTTTTTGTATTTTTTATAATCTTCCGCATTTTTCTGAATATTTTGTGCCAACTGTCGATTTTCGATGGATTTATTCGTCAAGTTTTGTTCCAATTCAAAATTATTGTGTCTCTCGGATTCAAATTGTCCGTTCATCTGAGAAAAACGAGATTGTTCATCCGAAAGTTCGGCATTTTTTTCATTCAATTGGTTCTGTAAATTCGCTTCTTGTTGTCGCATTTGTTGATTCTGTTGATTTTGATTCTGATTCTGACGAAAAAAAGAAAACATATATAATATGAGTATGAAATTTATTTATCTATGACTTGTATCATCTTTTTTCCTTTTTTCTATAAATCACTCGCATAACTCACTCCTCCAATAGACATATTCGAACCTTTTTTTTCAATGAATATTCCGATTGAAATAAAAACATGCGAAACAAATGGGTATCGCCAATTAACGGAACGGATGTTTTATATTGTGAATATAATTTGAATTTTTGTAAATAAATGGTATATGTATATTTTTGTTCTTTTTCTTCTGTTTGTACTACGACTCCCGTAAAACTTGTGTCTATTGATATATGCGTAATGCAGTCCAATAATGCAATTTCCATCTGTAATTTTCTGGAATATCGTATATATTTATTTAATTCATCGGTGAATGGTAACAATACATCTCCCTCCTTTTGTAATAAAAACCACTGATTGTAAATATCGGGAAGTCGCCGGATTGGACTTGTTGCGTGGGCATAACAAATAGTAGCATCTGTGGGTAAATAGTATCCTCTCTGTTTTGTCGGAATTGGCTCCCATATTGGATGATTTGTTTCGTGAGAACTGTGTTTGGTAAAATGATACAGAAATCCTTTTTTTAATTGTTGTAATTTTTCTCCCGCATATTGATTGTATTGTTCCATCCAATACGCAACAACCGCATAACTATCATTCGTTGCATTTTTATCTGTAAATGCAAGTAATGTAAATGCAAGTAATTTCTGATATTCGTCCGATTCTAATAAATCCGAACTTTCATATACATAATTTTTGGAAACAGAAATGGTTGTTTCATAAAAATCCGAAAATGTAACATGTCCGTTTATAATTCGAATTTGTAATGCAACCACATGTCGAATGTTATCTTTTTGTAATGAACAAATATTGGAAATATCGTCTGGCAACATACAACGTTTTTTATCTGGAAGATACATGGTGTTTGGGCGATGAACCGAGAGGTATTGCCAAGCATCTAATTTATGTATCCAATAGGCTACATTTGATATATAAATCGTAACACCTTCGTTGTTTACCGAAAAGGCATCATCAAAATCGGTGGTAAATTGTCCGTCAATTGTAAAACAATGAGGAGATAAACAAGGAGGAGATAAACAAGGAGATGATAATAAACAATGTTTTATATGTGCGTTAAATAATTTATGCGAATGGCGTAGATTTTTTGTAGCTAATTGATATTCAAAATAGGCGGAAATATCGTCGGTATCTCCAAATACCTCATGTAATATTCCGATAGATACATTTTTTTCTTTTTCTTTTATTGGTTCATTTTCTTTTTCTTTTATTGGTTCTTTTATAAAGGATACATATTTTTGACATGTTTTTTTTGAAAATGAGAGGGGAATTTCATAGGGAATAAGAAATATTTCATTTTCGCTACCTATTTCGCTACTACTTATACAACGATACAATAAACGTTTTCCTATTTTTCCATAGGTTTTTTTATCGAGAATTAACACACCAGTTTTCATTCTTTTGTTTGTTATTTGTTATATTCATTTTTGTAATAATTCTATTTTCATTTTTATCTCTTGAGATAAAATTGAATATTTTTTATGTAAAATAGAACACGTGATATGGAAACGAATTGGACACGAGGCGCATCAATACAAACTAATAATTCGGATAAAAAAAAAGAACCAGATAAAAAAAAAGAATCGGATAAAAGAATAGAACCAGATAAAAAAAAAGAACCCAATAAAAAACAATATTCTTCCCAACAAACAAGTGGTTGGAATTCGCCTTACATTACCATTTTACCCGTAGACCGAACAACTACGGAATTGGTATTCTCCTTACAAAAATTAAAAAAACTGCCTGATTTGTCACGATATGTAAATCTACGTAAATTATATTGTTCCGGCAATTGTCTTGCATTTCTTCCGACTCTTCCGAATTCATTGGAAGAATTGGATTGTGAAGATAATCTGCTTACATCTCTCCCAAAACTTCCTTCCCATTTAAAAAAATTATGGTGCGAGAATAATAAAATTCGAAAATTACCCGATTTACCAAATACATTAATTGAATTGTCGTGTTCCTACAATAATTTAACTACCCTACCCCCACTAACACATACATTATTGGTTCGTATAAATTGTGTATGCAATTATATAAAACAACTTCCGGAATTACCGCCAACATTACTTGTATTTGAATACATTGGAAATAATGAAATATGTGTTCCCGATAAGTATGTGTCCGTTTATCGTAAAATAATGGAACCAGTAACTCCACCAAACACAGAAATTTATATAGGCACAGAATTTGATACAGGCACCGAAACAGAAGCCGACACAAACATAGAATCCGATTTTATATAATAATGGTATAATACTGTCTTTTGTTTTGTTGTTGTTGTTGTTGTTCTTGCTGTTTTTTCCATTTATTTCGAATAAAAAAAATAAAAATACCTATAAAAACAATACCGATAAAACCAATTCCGATAAATTCAACGCCAATAAAATCAATGCCGACATTCTTCTCTATACCTTGGTTTGTTCGGTCTATTTTAATAAATGGCGCAAGCCACGTTTGTTGCATATCTTTTGTAATGCACGATGTATTTGGAGATGTATACGAAAAACAATCGTATGATAATGTAGAGCTATCAGAGAGCTGTATTCGAAATACAATTCCATATTCGTCTCTCCATCTATTTTTCCATTTTGTAAGAGGTATGCCTAACATCCGTATCATTTCTATAATTTCATCGTGTTCCCACACAACAATGACATTCTTTGGTTTTTTAGCTACTATTTCGCGTAAAACGTGTTTCCCCTCTCCAACACAGTGATTCGCATCTACATCCGATGTAAGTTGTAGGGTATCATGTAAAATATGTGACGTTATATACATACGTTCAGAACGTTGCCTACAAAATGGATATTCTTTGTTCCGTCGATACGACGATGTTATAATTATAGGCGGTTCTTGCATAGAAGAAAACGGCGGATAATTTGCCCAATTTCGGGCTCGGTCATATCCTTTTATAGAACAGTCATTTCCAGAATGTGCGTCTTTATCACAATGTCGTATAAACCAAATATCCATATACAATCTTAGGTAAATATCTCTATATATTGGAAGACAATTATATCAATGTCTATACAAATTGTTGTAGCGCATTATAATGAATCACTCGAATGGCTGACTCCTTATACAAATGTTATTATTTATAGCAAAGGAACAACGAATATTCAAGACAGAAGTAATATACAAGACAGAAGTATTTTATTACCAAATGTCGGTAGAGAGGGTCATACATATTATCATCATATCGTGCAAAATTACAATAATTTAGCGGAATATACTATTTTTTTACAGGGAAATCCGTTTGACCACTCTCCAGATATTGTTTCCACTCTTCAAAAATGCGTACAAAATCCATTTTATCTTTCTTCCAAAAAAACGAAATTTGCGTTTATAAGTCAGGTCCATGTAGACACGAATTTATCAGGGTGTCCAGTGCATCCAAATCTGGCGGAAACATTACAAAATGTATATGCGCATATATTTCATAAACGATTAACAGATAAAAAATTTACATTTGCTATTGGCGCACAATTTGTTGTTTCTAAAGCCCGCATTTTATCTCGTTCGCGCGCGTTTTATCAAAATATTGTTCATTTATTAGACCATCATATTCACCCAATCGAAGGATATGCAATAGAACGGTTCCATCGACTTATTTTTATGGGAGAAAATGAACAAGAACATGAATATAAAACACAAAAAATAAGACAAATGCAATTAATTGTTCGATAATTGGTCATGTATATTTTGAAGTAAGTCATATGTGTCTTGTTGATGTTTTTTTATTTGATACACATTTTCCGTCAATATACGCACCTGTGTTTCTAGACAAATAATTTTTTCAGTTAATGATACTAAAGTATGATTTGGCACAATAAGTTCTTTTCTTGAAAAGGATTCTGATGGTTGATTTTTTACAGATGAATTATCCGCATCATTTGGAATTATTTTTGTTTTATTACTTTTTGTTTTATTACTTCCAAAGAAAAAAAACATTATATATTATCGTAATATAATACCTTCTTGCGATTGTTGTATTTTTATATGCGTTTTTAAGTTTTTAATAATTTATGCATCAAATTTGCGTGAATCTGCAAACATTTCACGCAAATGAGCAACAAGTAATTTTTTAAATTCTTTGTTAATTTTTCTACATTTTTCAATTGACATTATGACACGTTCTTTATCTTCTGCTCTCTTTTCAATTTTTTGTTCCATTGACATGATTGGTTTATGGGTTTCTCTATACATTTTATTGTATTGTCTTATGCGTTCTTTTTGTTCTTCGGTTCGAACAACTGGACTACGAACGCGAACTATTGGTGCTTGAATGTGTATTAGTAGTTGTTGCACGAATTCTTGCATGAGGTCTGGTTCTTGTTCTGGTTCTTGCACGGGTTCTTGCATTGGTTCTTGCATTGGTTCTTGCATTGGTTCTTGCACGGGTTCTTGTTCTTGCACATGTTCTGGTTCTTGTCTTTGTAGAACCCGTTCTTGTAAACGGGCTTGTTGTTTTTTTTGGCGAGCTTTTTTTGCAGATTCACGACATTTCAACAAATAATTATTGTAAAGTTCAGGGTCTGAACGTATTTTTGCCTGTTGTCGTTGATAATACTGTTTTTGTTTTATTTTTTTAAGTTCGGCAGTAGAAGTCAAGGTAGGAGTAGATGTAGGAGTCGAGGTAGGAGTAGATGTAAACATTTCATCTACAAGTTGTGCGATGTTTTGTTGAACGTGTGTCATTTCTTTTGTCTTTATGTGAAAGAATTTCTTAAAAAAAAGATTTTCAATTTTTTCTGCATCGGTTTCATCACAGAATGCGCCACGCCCCCACTATTGGGTGTACAGAATCAGATAAAATTGATAATTTTATTTTTTGTTTAACAAATAACATAATAAAATAATAAAATGACCGAATTATCACCCCTATTGAACCCGAACAAATTAATTTGTTTAAAAAATAAACATATTGTAATAATCAATTATGATTATTCCGATAATAATGAAATATATGGTAAATTAAAGGCAATTTCGAATGTATGTGACGTATACCATATTAAAGCGGAAGATGATTTTAGAAAATTGTATGTTGCTTTACGTAAAGCATACGATATTATTATTACTATTATAAAAACAAATATTTGTATTTATGAGATATTTCCGTTGGATAATTTATCGGATAACACGGATTGTGATAGTAAAACATGGATTGAAATGGATGAGATTTGTTATATATGTGGTACTGCATAATGTATCATGTAAATTTAACAATAATATGCACGTGTTCTTTTTTAATGGTTTTTAATGCCGATACACTCAATTCTTGTCGTTTTTTTCTCGTTTTATTGTTGTCATCATCGGTTTCTCGGCGTTTCACTGTGCTATTCCGACTATTCATATCAATTAAAATACTGTCGTAATTTGCTTCAATATATTCTAAAATTTGGTTCTCAATAGCCCATTTAAAAAAACACATTTGTCCAACGGTTGTTATAAAATCCATCATTTCCAATCGTGGACCTCGCGAAAATACATCGAACATTTCTTTACTGTATCCTTTTAATTTAAGTTTGTATTCATTATGAACTTTAAACCGATACGAATTAGTACCTCTATTTTTTAGCACATAAATTGTATAATATTTTTTTGAAAAATTTGTTACAAACCAATCAATAATTCGTAATGAAATGCGAGATTCACCACAAACCGCCGTTTTTAATATATCAATGTGGTTATGATCACTCATATAGAATTCCATTAAACTTTGTAGTAATAATCCGCTTTGACTTTGAATTCCCATGTAGTCCTCTGCCGTAACAACATCGTCTTCTTGTTCTTTTTCTTGTCTGTATTGGTCTTTTTCTTGTCTTTGTTCTTTTTCTTGTCTGTATTGGTCTTTTTCTTGTCTTTCCGTTGTTTTTATTCTTAACGATTCCGTCATTATATAGATGAAAGGATTGATATTTAAATTGTTTTACACCTTTTTTCATGAAAAAATGGTAATATTCAGTCTTTTGTTTATTGTCGTAATAACTTGTCGTAGACCGTGTCTCCCAAAAGGAGGGAGCTTAGCGACCGACGCAATTTGGGAGACGCATAATGACGAAAACCTTAGAGAGGTCGAGAGATGATAGATTCAATTGCCATATTTGGTTGCTAAAATAATCTCTCTATTATATAAAACATGGTTGCTGGAAGTATGTTGCCTATAACATTTACACCAAATGGAAAACTATTATTTCTATTCGGTAAAGAAAATGCAATGGAAGATTCTGCAAAAGGATGGTCCGATTTTGGAGGAGGTAGTGAAGGAAATGAAACCCCCTTTGAAACTGCTTTGCGAGAGGGAGGTGAAGAAATGACATTTTTTTTAGGAGACGGAGAAGATTTACGTAAAAGAGTTCTTGAAAAACATAGTGGTGGCATTTTTCCACTGGTTCATGATACCTATCATTTTCATTTATTTTATATTCCATATGACGTTTTTCTTCCTGAATATTACAACAACAGTCATCGTCATTTATGGAAACATATGGATAAAAATGTGCTAAACAAATCAAGACTCTTTGAAAAAATAGAAATTGACTGGTTTTCGCCGGAAAACATACATGACCGAATGAAAGAATTTCGTGGATTCTTTCAAGAAAAAATAGTATATGTTTTATCCAAATTACCCGAGATTAAATCGCATTTTAAAAATCAAAAGAAACTGGCACGAAAAAATTATGAACATTCTCGATTTAGACAAACCAGAAAAATAAGACAAACCAGAAAAATAAGACAAACCAGAAAATAAGAAAATACATAAATAAGAAAAAACAATGATGTAATAATAATGTTATTAAATCATATTTTATATATTAATTTAGAGCACCGAATCGACCGTAATGCGCATATTCAAACCGAGTTTCGTAAATTAAATGACGTTCAGGGACAACGAATAAATGCGGTTAAACATAAAGTAGGGGCTATTGGATGCACGTATAGTCACATAAAATGTTTAGAATATGCAAAACAGCAACAATGGCAGTATGTAGTTATTTGTGAAGACGATGTAACCTTTACAGACCCATCTACATTTTTATCAAGTCTCTCTAAATTTGAACAATATTTTCATACAGATGCAGAAGCAGAAGCGAACCAGCCAATACAACCTTTATGGGATGTGTTAATTATTGGCGGAAACAATTGTCCGCCATTTGAACAATATAATGGAATTGATTATTTTTGTAGAGTGTATAACTGCCAAACCACGACATGTTATGTAGTAGCATCTCATTATTATGATACACTTATTCGAAATTTTAAACAAAGTGTGTTCATGTTGGAAAAACAGCCAAACAATCATCGTCAATATGCATTGGATATATATTGGAAACAATTACAGAAAACAGATGTTTGGTATATGTTGACACCATTAACGGTAATACAATATGAAAATTATAGTGATATTGAAAAAAAAACAGTAAATTATCGAAATTTACTTTTGGATTTGGAGAAACCGTGGTTAACGGCATTAATGGCAAAACAATCCAAATAATGGGATTATCCAGTGCGGTTTTTCTTGTTGGTTTGTGTTTTTGTTCCTCCCAACACCCGTTTTGTCATCATACAAAGTCCTTCACATTCAAAATTTTGTTTCAGATAAAAAGGAACTGCTTCCGTAACCGACCCCAATGTAATATTTTTTATTTCATCGGCTTTACACAATTCGGTCAATGCTTCTATCATATATGCACCAATGCCATTCATTTTTTTGAGAGAACATATTACATCAACTACCAATGCACTGTCTTTTTCATTACGCAATATGGTAGAAAATCCACAAAAATAACCGTCTAAAACAATCACAAGAATTGCATCCGAATCAATAAACGATTCTAATACATATTCCTTACGTAATCCTTTACACATATTTCCTTCACTAATAAATTCACGCAACTGAATATGCATTTCATCGGTTTTTAACGCAATATGCCATTTATCTGGGGTTAGTGTATTTCGTATTTTATCTATGGTTATTTGTTTGTTGAGAGGGCAAAAATATAGATGACATTCTATTGACATTGTATATATGTAAGTGACGAAAAGTTCCAATAAAAAATTGAATTTAAAAAATAAAAAATAAAACATACATATAAAATTATGACAATGTTCGTAAAAGAAAAAACAAATGTTCAAATTATTGAGGAACTTCATATTTTACATGCGCTAACTTCATATATAAAAAACAATGGATTTAAATCTATTCATAATGTTTGCTATTTACCAAACGGGGATTTATCGGAATTTACATTTTATGTAGACGATTTAACCATGTTGTATTTTATAGAAACCCAGCACTGTTTGGAGTATATTCGAAAAACATTTCCCAAAAATAAATTCGTTCATACCATACGATTTAATCATAATTTAGATGAATTAAATGTATTTTGGAAATACAATGGAGGACGAGGGCTTATTCGCAATCCATATTCATCAAATAACATAAAGATATAATTACGTAAAATGTGTATGTATCTGTTATTAAATTATGAACACTGTATAGTTCCATCTTCGGTCATTTTGCCGATTCATAGAATGGGAATTGAAGTATTTTTTTGTGAAGAGGAGGGCGAGAACACCCAAATAAAAACAAATGAGCCGGATATTTTTATACAATTTCAGGGGAATTTGTATAATTATGATTCAGCGGAAATAGCACGAATGTATAAAAAATATGGATTTGACTACATGATACGTATGTTACGTGGCGATTTTGTGTTTTTTTTACTGGATTATAATTCAAAAGAATCTTATAGTAAACTTTGGATAGGAGTAAGTTCGTCTGAATACTGCACATTCAATAACGAGAATGGACATTATATTTTTTCTACATCGTCTTCTTTTTCTTTACCGTCTTCTTTTTCTTCTTCGTCTTCTTCTTCTTCATCGGAACAACATCCCACTTCGAGCTATAGTGAATTTCAGTTACATAATAAAGTCTCTGCTCAATGGCAATGTATTACATATGGACATCCATATTGGCAACCGCCTCAACCTTCAATCTGTTGTAATATGGATATGGATATATATCTTCAATCTATTATTAATAAACAATGCAATTATGTGTATAAACAGGGAATATATGCATTTGTTTGTTGCCCAAGTTTAATTTTATTTGTAAGAAATTGGATATTATCATTACGACGAGAAAACAATGAAACAAAAACAAATAAAACAAATGAAAAAGAACAAGAAGTAGAATATTTGCCAATGATTCGTATGATGGATTCAATTCGTAGAACCGAAGTATTTGCATTATTCAGTGATATAGGAAATGATTTACTTAGTGAGGAGAAAGAAGTGCCTCAGCAACAACAACAACAACAACAACAACAACAACAAATAAAATATGTAGACGTGCATGAACGACATATAAGAATGTCAAATAAATTAAAATGTCAGAATTATGAAAAAATAAAATCCGAACTAAAACAACGGCATAAAAATTCGTATATTATGACACCCTATTTGGATACAGATTATTTGTGTAAATTATTTGAGAATATGTCGGAATAATATAAAAAAGTCAGCTATACGAATAAAATTCATATTATATATATATAATAAATATATATGTCTTCGGTTATTTTTTTAGATAAGAATTACAATTCAATAACGTTTAGTCGGGACTCTCTTATTATTCAGGAAGATGATACGATAGAAACGGTCAAACGCAAAATAATTTATGTAACCAATCATTCGGAAAAACCAAAAATATGTTTCGAAGAATTGTATTTGTTTCACAAGGTGCCATTTTTAGTAGAACAACTTCCGACCATTTACCGTATTTTGTCAAAAGATGATACCGTTGAAATATCGGCACGCGTATTTCAACAATTTATGCATAATCTATCTATTTATGTGGATATTCATAATGTGGGCGATTTATCCACTTATGAAATGTTTTATGACGCTTTCGACCGCCAACCGAAATCAAAACAAATTTTTCGAGATATACCTCTCGGATTTGAAATGGGGGCAATGAATTTTATTTTTCCAGTGAATCCGATAAATTCCGTAAAAACATCGCAAACCGTGTTTGACCAATTTGACCAAAAACTTATGTTTGAATTTAATTGGAAAGAGGGCGACGATATTTTCGTATGTCTCGCGCGAAATGAAGATTCTTTTTATCCCATGTATTATCCACATTTATATGTATTTAAAACATTTCAGGATTTTCAATATGCTCTCCCCAAATTAATTGAAAATACGCGCGACAGCGAACCGTTTTTTGACCAATACACGCACATCTCCTCCTATTATGATAAAAAAGAACCCTCTATTAAATCTTCGGGTATATCCAAATTTACGCTTTTTATGTTACCTGAAAAAGGACACATATCCCCCCCGTTAGAAGTTGTGTTTAAGAATATTCATGCAACGCCCACGATTCCTTTTATCGAATATCGTTCAAGTATTATGTCAACAAATATATTTCGATTGTATTGCGATAAAAAATCGATGGACGGGAAACTGATTCCGTCGATAGAAACAAAAGAACTTTTAAAAATAGTCCGCACTATTTCGAAAAATAAATATATTAGTGGTATTGATACATCTATTATTGGAAAACGTTCCGATAAAATCACTCTGTATATAGTGTCCGGACATATGGAATTGTATTTGGATTTCAAATCAAATGGTGTTATTACTGTATATTCTGAAAATGTCACACCTCTATTGGAATTTGCCGAATTGCATGAATTATTACAAACGATTGTTTCTCCCGTAATACAACAATTAAATCAAAATTTATCGAGTATGGGATTTTCAATTCCTCATCCAACCTCATTTCATGAAACGCCCTCTGTATATTACAAACATATTACGTATGCAATTACGACACAAATGACAAAAAATAATGTTGTGCAACTGCATAAACAAATACAATGTCCGTCACCTATATTTGATTTTTTTGAAAGTTCATTAAACCAAAATCAATACAAACATGCAGAATTACGATATATACGTGTGTCAGAGTATCAACGCATGAACCCCGATTTAATTTTAGTTGTTCAGACGTTGGAGAGATTGGGAATTAACTCTCCCGATTTGGAGACAAAGATAGTTCAAAAATTAATGGACAAATTTCGTGATTTTACGGAAGAACATGCGAAAAGGGTGTTTACTGAGGGGGTTTCATGGTTTGCGGAAGGACGTGGAATAGATCATGCGGGATTTTTAACAATGATGGATGTGGACTTGCGGAATGAACTAACTGTGACAGTAGAAGATATTTCATCGTTAAAATATTTGTCGACAGTTAAGAAATATGTATCTGGAGTTATTGAAGATACCATTGAAGGGGTGGATTGTTTTTCGGCAAATACACAAAATATAGTATTACCCGTTCTCCCTATTGATAATGAATCGCCTGAAAAGAAAAAATTATCAGAAGCGGAAGAAGAAAAAGAATTATCGGGAGAATTATCAGAAGAAAAAGAATTATCAGAAGAAAAAGAATTATCGGGAGAAAAAGAATTGGGAGAAAAAGAAATATCAGAAGAAAAAGAATCATCGAAAGAAAAATCAGAAGAAAAAGAAAACGAATCGTCATCTAAAAATAAATCGTCGTCCGACAGTATTAAAAAACCACAGAATTTGTTTTTATTAAACGATGATGAGGATGAATATATTTATGAAGATGAAGAAGAGGATGAGGAAGAGGAATCCACACCAGAACAGCCAAAAGAAAAAGAAAAGCCCAAAAATAAAGAACAGCCCAAAGAAAAAGAACCACTCCTCTCCTCTTCTCTACAAGAGACTTCGTTACCAGAGACTTCGTTACCAGAGACTTCGCAACCAGTGCAACAAAATATGGCTATTAAAAAAAATACGAAAGCCTATGATATTAAAAATTATTTTCTGAAACGATTAAAAAAACAAGAACCTATATTATTTGAAGACAGTGTGGATAAACGCTATAGCGGTTATTCGACGATTTGTCAGTCCATGCGCCAACCAGTTATTTTAACAAAAGCCGAAAAAGAACATATTGATGCCACATCTGGAAGTGCCAGTTACAACAATCATGCATTAGAATATGGAACGGATGCGGACAATCCATATTATTATATTTGCCCCCGATATTGGTGTATGAATGAAAATCGAAGCATGAGTGAAAAAGAAGCAAAAAGTGGAGTGTGTGGAGGAATTATGAAAACCACGGACAAAGTAAAAGAAATGAAAAACGGGAACTTTGTGTATGAATTTAAACGACAAGATAAAAGCGGTAATTATATTGAGAATTTCCCCGGGTTTCTCTCAACCACCGAACGTTCTCCCTATAAAATTCCCTGTTGTTTCGTGAAAACGCACGAACAAAAACAGGAACATCGAAAACAAAAAGAAGAACGCGAGCAACAGCAAAGCCAACTTGAAAAATTAGCCATCAACCAAAATGAATATATAAGTAATGCATTTCCGTTGGAATATGGTCGATTTGGATATCTCTCACCTTCTCTCGAAATGTTTCTCCAAATTCAAAGAACCGATTTCACCCAAAAACGTAAAATGCAAGGAAATATTCCGCCGATTCTTTTACGATATGGAATGCAACCACAACAGTCGTTTCTTTCCTGTTTTTGTGAAATATATGACGTGTTGCAATTGCGAAAAAAAATCCAGAACAATCCAGAAAAAAAAGACGAATTTATGGAACATAGTGTTTCCACATCATTGTCGGATATGATTGCGATTCTCGCGAAATATATTACGATTGATTTATTTTTAGTTATGCATAACAGTTCTCTTGTGGCGACGTTCGCACCGTTAAATCCGGATTATGCGTCCATTGATATTGACAAATACCGAGAAAGTCAATTTTATCAACGATTGTCATCGGATTATTTTACGGATGCACAAGAAGATTTTGCGAGATATACAATTGCATCATATGAAAATTTTATCGCGTATATAGTAGAACCGTCTATTGTAAAAGACCATACATTTTTATGGGATATATTTACAACACAAATACCCGAATTGATTCCGTATCCTATAAATTTAATTATTCTTGAAGTTGTGAAACACGACAGTCGGGAATTGGTTCGCGTTATCTGTCCGACAAATTCATATTCATCAAATGCACTGTATGATGAAACCAAGGAGTGTGTTCTTTTATATAAGGAAAATGATACCTATGAACCTATTTATATTTATGAAGAAAAACAAAATGAAACAAATAAACGATTGCATCAAATCACCGTCACAAAAACATTCGTATTAAATGAAATGGACGTGAAATACAAAACATTATTGCGCATGAACACGTTAACGGATGTATTGAAAAAGGTGCAACATTATCAACAAACCCAATGCACCTCAGTTCCAAGTTTATCTGTGGCAAAATTCATCCGTAGTAAAAACCCGACAGATTTGTATGATATTTTAATACAAGGAAATAGGTGGCACATGCAAAGCCAAATTGTAAATTACCAGTCGAAAGTAATCGGGTTTATGGTGCACGACAACAACAGTTCGACCAGTCCTTATCAATTTATTCCGTGTTTTCCGTCATCGCCTATTTCGCAAATTACAAATATACAGTCGATGGACACTCCCGAACTTTGGAATTCGTATTGGGATACAATAGATATATTAAAACAGATATACACCTTTCATAAAACAGAAATAAATAGCGTTACCAAAAAATCCCAACACAAAGTTCCGTGCAAACCGATATATGTAATTGCGCATAAAAATACGGATACGGATACATATATTGTGTCGGGAATATTAACGGAAACAAATCAGTTTATTCAAGTGCAACCGGAGCCATATACAGACGCCATGTTAATTGACGGAATTCAATTTATGGATGGACAGAATTCGTTAGATATAGATAGAGAAATTGCCGTTAAACTCCATGAAGACCCAGACCGATTGCGGATGATTCGAAATATTGAATGGGAAAATATGTTTTATACGGCATTTTATACATCTATGCGTATTTTATTAAATGACTATAAAAATCGCACGTATCGTAATAAAATTATACAATTAGTAGAGAGCAAAAAATACGTATACAATGATAAAATAGAATGGTTACGTAATTATTTGTATCAAGCATCAAAACGTGAAATTGGATTTGAACTCACCGTGGATTTCTCTCAATTACCTATTCCGGAATCGTTTTCTTCTTCATCGTTTTCTTCTTCATCAGCATCATCTTCTTCATCAGCATCATCTTCTTCATTATGTGAAATAGACCAAGAAACGGGACGTTGCCGACTTTTAATACCAAAACAAAATCTAATGCATTCAGAAATGGACAATAAAACATATTATTATACACGTCTCGCAGATGAATTGATACGATATGCACGAATTCGCATGTATATGTTGGAAAATGCAATCAATCTCTCTAATATTGAATACCAAATTCGGGACAATGAATTGGTGATGATGGAAACACTTTTATTTGGAACAAATACATCATCCACCACCTATTTCACAAATATACATGTATTTCATCAAAATAATTATGTTCGAAATATGTCGTATGATATGGCGGAGCCGATGATTCATGATGCATTTACCTATCCTTCCATTAAAGTATCTGATTTTCGCAATAAACAACAAGGAACAAATTATATGGCACAGTTAGAAATTGAATGTATCGACAAACGTGAAAAAATAAAGGGTAACGCAAAATCGGTTTGGGTTCGACATTTTACATTATTGGGCGAAGAATTGTTTTTCAAATACGATACTCCCGCATGTTCCTTCCACGTAATACGATATATTATGAATGATATAAACAAAGACAATAATATGGTATTTTCTATAGACGATATAAAACAGGAATTAATTCGCGGATACGAAAAGATAGATACGGGTCTTTTACAAAAGATACAAATTGTTTGGAAGACCGATAAAACCATGACGACGGTATTAAAGAAAAAAATAGATATGGAATACATTACGTCGCGCATAGTAGGAGCGGATTATATCTTTACCGATATTGATTTATGGATTTTAGCAACCGCTAAAAATCTACCCATTGTTTTGTTTTCCGTGTATGGATTAAAACAACTATTTCATAGTGGAACGGGATTTGGAGAGACATCGTGGGGGAAAATGTTATGGTTAGTATTGTCGGGAGATATACAGAAGGGATTTTATTTTGTGCGGTCTCCTGCTCCATCGACATATACAGTTCCAAATTATAGTATAATTACAAAAACGAATGGCTCTCTATTTTCAATTCCACAGGAATTGTTAGATGAAGGAATTGAAAAAGAAACGATTCCTTTAACGGAATTTTTGGCAAAACCGATATAAGAACAAATAATAATAAAATGATTTTTGAGGGAAAATTAATGACACGGAAGAAGTACAACCAATTAAAAATATTTATATTGTTGGAATAATCAATTAACTTCTCTCGAAAATCTTCCTCCCAATTTACGAGAATTACATTGTGACAATAATCAACTGACTTCTCTCGAAAATCTTCCTCTCACTTTACAACAATTACATTGTGAAAATAATCAACTGACTTCTCTAAACAATCTTCCTCTCACTTTACAACAATTACATTGTGACAATAATCAACTTACTTCTCTAAACAATCTTCCTCTCACTTTACAACAATTACATTGTGAAAATAATCAACTGACTTCTCTAAACAATCTTCCTCTCACTTTACAACAATTACATTGTGACAATAATCAACTTACTTCTCTCGAAAATCTTCCTCCCAATTTACGAAAATTATATTGTAATAATAATCAACTCACAAGGCTCGGCTTTCGAGGGAGTGATAACGACCGATTAGAGTCCGCCTTTGGCACTTCTCTTGACCGCCTTCCTTCCAAGTTACAAGTATTATGCTGTAGCACGAATCAACTAACTTCTATTGACCATCTTCCACCCAATTTACAATTATTCAATTGTCAAAACAATCCAATTTATATGGAAATGTATGATTTTAATTTTGAACTTTCTGTAAAAACGATTGAACAATACAATGAAATGAAACGAATCGACAATTTGGAAAAAGAATGTTGCCCTTTATTGAAATAATCCACACATAAATTTATATGCCAATTACATTTTTGTGAATGCACGCCAAGAAAAATTGAAAGGCAATCAACATAAATATACATTAAAAATATAGTATATGCATAACAATGCCCCCTATCATTCCTTTTTAAAGTCACATACAACCAAAAAGGAATTCACCGACAAGCCCTCAACAAATACCCGTATTGGAAATAAAGATAAGGATATATACGGTGGTAATTACCATATTAATGACCAAGATTATTCCACCTTTATTGAACTATATCACGCCCATGTTTTTGAACAAGGGAACAAAGAATATTTGACAGAAGCTCAACATATTCATGGAGGAGGACCTTTGCTCGTGGATTTGGACCTTCACTTTTCACTTGATATTAAAGAACGACTGTACACAAAAGACCACATTGACGATTTGATAGACACATATTTAAAAGAACTAAAATCCGTTTATACATTCGATGCAAATACAAAATTTCCGGTGTATGTGCTTGAAAAGGCACATGTAAATCCTGTATCTGAAAAAAATATGACAAAAGACGGAATTCATCTTATATTTGGTTTAGGAGTTGAACATCGTCAGGTGCATTTATATATTCGTGATAAAATTGTTACGGAATTAAGTAACATGTGGGAAGATTTGCCTATTATTAATACATGGAAAGATGTCGTTGACGAGGGAATTGCACACGGAACCACAAATTGGCAAATGTATGGTTCGCGCAAACCAGACCACGAAGCATACACACTTACATATATTCACGACATCACATTTGACCCTTCCGATTCAGAATTTATGCGCCGGTGTAGGGCAGTTACAGGTATCGTATCTATTGATGAATTAAAACAAATGTCCGCAAGAAACAAAGTATTATACAATCCTATATATCGACCAAGTTTTATTGAAAATTATTTGGTAGCTTCCTCCACAACCGCCCCTCATAAATCCTCCGCTTCCAGAAATACGTCATTAACAAATAAAAAGACGAGTCCATTTATCCAAAATCATTTGACTGCACTCTTTTCAGTAACGTGTCGAGACGAATTAAAACGAGTCGTGGATGAATTGCTGGCGGATTTAGAACAATCCCGAGAATATGATTTAATTGATACATTTAATTATACGATGATTCTACCTCCCGAAAAATATTGTGTTACGGGAACATACGACCGTCGTATGCGGGTAGGTTGGGCATTGAGAAATATTGATGATAGGATGTTTATTGTTTGGATATATTTATTATCACTTCGACCCGATTTTACGTATCCAACAAGCATACAAAATTATTATGCCGAATGGTTGCAATTTGATATGAATAGACCCGATGGATTAACACAACGTTCTATTATGCACTGGTCGAAATCTGAAAATGAGGCGGAATTTACAAAAATTCGAGACAATTCCGTCAGTAAATATATTCATAATTTAATAAAAAATCCCGATAGTGGTGATGTAAAAACTGCCGAACTTTTATTTCATTTGTTTAAAGACGAATATGTGTGTGCCAGTATTAAAGGTAAAATATGGTATCGATTTTGCAATCATCGCTGGGCAATTGATGAAACCGGCACTACATTACGTAGTAAAATATCCGGACAATTACACGAATTATTTGCAGATATTCATCGTGCCGAGTCGACTCGTGTTGCCGAAATTAAAGATAACGAAGATGAAAAAAATCGACAATTAAAAAAATTAGCAAAAATGGCGAAAATACAATCCTCTCTGTGTTCTACTTCAAGTAAAAATAATGTAATGACAGAAGCAATGGAATTCTTTTACGATAGTCACTTTTTGGAGAAAATGGATTTAAATCCCTATTTACTCTGTTTCACAAATGGAGTTATTGATTTTAAAGAAACGGACAACGAAGGATATTTTCGTCCGGGACGACCCGAAGATTGTATTACAAAAAGCACCGGTATTACGTATTTGTCTGATAAAGAAGTATCAACTCCAAAAGCCATGCGAATTATGGATGAAATTCGTCTATTTATGCGACAATTGTTTCCGATTGAAGATTTACATACATATATGTGGGAACATTTGGCTTCTATTCTTATCGGTATTGCTGCGAATCAAACCTTTAATATGTATATCGGACATGGACAAAACGGTAAATCCGTGTTGATGGATTTAATGTCTAAAATCTTGGGAGAATACAAAGGAAGTGTTCCGTTGCGAATGGTTACAGGGCGAAGAGCGGAGGTCGGTGGATTAACTCCTGAATTAGTTGAATTAAAAGGCACACGGTATGGAGTGATGCAAGAAGCGACCAAAGGCGATAAAATCAATGATGGTATTATGAAAGAACTTACCAGTGGAAAAGACACAATTCAATGTCGAGCTCCCTATATGACAAATACCTTAAAATATTTACCGCAATTTAAACTGGCTATTTGTTCCAATGAACGTCTTGAAATTGGCGAGGCGACTCACGGAACATGGAGACGTATTCGTGAAGTTCCATTTCCGTCTCTTTTTACAGAGAATCCCGTTCAGGGAGATCCATTAAAACCATATCAATTCAAATTGAATTTAAAGATTGATGAAAAATTCGATGAATGGAAAGAATATTTCATGTATATGTTGGTGAAAGTTGCGGTACGAACAAAAGGATTGGTGGAAGATTGTCCAACGGTTATGGGTGCAAGTAATGCATATCAACAAGCACAAGATGTGATGGCACTGTTCTTTAAAGAAAAAATAGAGAAATTGCCGAACTCGCCCAAAGTGAAATTAAGCCAGACGCAGTTGAGAGATTGTTTTAAACAATGGTTTATTAATTTATACGGTGAAAAAAATGTGCCAAAACCGATGGAATTATACACACGATTTGAAAAAGAATATGGCAAACCGGAAAACAATATTTGGAAAGGTATCGGAATTATTATGGTTGAAACGGAAGACGACGAGGATGAAACATGCGATATTGCGAATGATTTTTAGAGGGAACTGTATCTTAGATGGAACTGTCTCTTAGATGGAGCTGTCTATCCTACTAAACGTTTCATAAATTCGTCTATTTTTAATGTAGTGCAATAGGTAATACACTGATGAATTAGTTTAGCGGGGACAAATTGTCGGTCAATAATCAATTCTTTTTGTTCATTTGTCATACAACAATCGAAATACTGTTCAATAATGGCAATGGCATCACATTTACGCAAATTTTGAAACTCATACAATGTCAATCGCATGGACCGGTAAATAGATGCGTCTAATTGTTCTTTGTAATTGGTTGTTCCGATAATAACAAGACCGTTGTAATTTCCAATTCCATCCAAAATACTCAACACTTTACTAATATCTATTTTTGTATCGTTCTTGTCCTCATTCTGGTTTTGGTTCTCATTCTGGTTTTTGTTCTGGTTCTGTATTTTCATAAAACACTTATCCATAAAACACTTATCCATAAAACACTTATCCACCGATTCGGAAAAATCACTTACGGGAGATTGTTCGCCACTAATACTTCTATTGTGATTTTTTAATCCAACTTCCATTTCATCAAATAACAATATTAATTGTTCTTTGGTAAATTTAATTCCGTTAATTTCTGTTTTATTAATAATATTTTCAAGTTCAGATTGGGTTTTTATGGCACTAAAATTAATCTCCATAATGTGTCGTTTATCATGCAACGCCATTGCCACTACGGACGATGTTTTTCCAGAACCAGACACACCACTAAATAAAAACCCCAATTTACGTTTTAATCCACGTTTTTTATAGAATTCTTTGTTTTTCAACAGGTCCAATTGTTTTTTGAAAACATCCGAATGTTCATTGTGTATGTGGTCAAACGTTTCATATAACTCTTCTGTGGGACTCGACAAAATTTTAGATATAAATGTATTGTTTCCTGAATACACAAAATGATAGAGAGCTGGGTCCACATTTTCTATATTTATTTTTATTTTCGTAAATTCGGAAATCATCTTTTCTGTAAACTCATGTAATATTTCGGCGGATTCACATCGGAGAGAATAAATCACATTGGTCGATGGTGTTTGATACATGGATACCTTTTGGTCTTTTTCCGGTATACGAGCGATATTCAAATGAATTGTATTGGTTTTATTATAGGTTATTTTATGATGATATAAATTTCCTATTTTATATAGCAGTTTTTTCTCATAAAACCAATATCTATCAGAGGAACCATTGCTTAATTTTGAAATTGTAATCGGGTTTATATTACATGTGTGGACCAAATAATAATTTAATGCAATAATCGGATAACAATAATCTATCATTTCTGTCAAACGACCTCCAAAAGCTCTTCCTGTATTACCACCATCAAATCCTTCATATCCTTCATATCGCATATAGGCTTGTTGGTAAATACACATCTCGGAATCGTATTTTTGTTGAATCATTTCCATAAATTCATTGAATTGTTTTTTATTTTTCGAATAAATATTACATGTGTATCCACTGGTATTTGTATGGTAATCTGATGCATATCCATATCCAATTGTAATAAATACATCAGGAACAATTTCATAATAAATACACATAAATCGGGATTTTGCATATATTTCGTCGGATTTTTCTTCCGCTGTTTTCATTTGTGTGTCTAATGTTCCTTTTGCTACAGAAACCGTTGAACTAACTTGTATTTCATTTTGAATGAGTTGTTTATGAACCATTTTGAACTCGTTTGATATGGGAATCAAAGGGTCTTCTTTTTCGTGCAGGTATAGGATTTCATATATTTTCGGTTTGTCGGACATATATTTTTTCAACATTTCTTGCTCTAGTTTGTCTAATTCTCCTCGTTTTAGAGTTGATTTTATCGATATGGAACAGTTTCCAATATCATCGCGAACAACGATTTTTACAGAAATACCTTTCAATGCAGAAATAGGAATCCAATTTTTATGGGAACTTTGTATAATTTGCGTTATATGTTTGTAATGTATATTTTGATTTGATAAATTCATACGCATGGTTATTTCAGGTTGATTTAACAGAAAATCATTCCACATATAAAATGCAATCGAGCTTCTCATATCATTGTGATATGAGTATCCAAAACATTCTTCCGATACATGAAACAATGAAATGGTTGGAATATAACTGTATTTGATACATAGAGCTATTATAGAACAAACGATACAAATAATAATAACTGTTACGTCATTTATATTTTGGAGAATTTTTGTTGTAAATTGACCCAATATGAGTGTGATAATCATGTTATATTCATTACCGAGTGCAACCCCCGCCAAAATATTTGCACTCCATAATGGAGTCAAACTATTTATAGCGGATGAAAACGATTTCATAAAAGTAGATTGTTCGGGTGTAGTCATATTTTAGGAATTTGAATAAAAAATATGAAAAATAGAATTCAATTTTGCTCATCAAATAGATTTTATCCAATCAAAGATAAAAATTGATAATTAAAACATAAAACAAATAGATATTATATATTATACGACTTATTATGAAATTCTGTTCTAATTGTGACAATATGTATTATATTCGCATTGACGAAGAAAACGAAAACAAATTATCATCTTACTGTCGAAAATGCGGACATGTGGATAAAGAGGTTGAAAGTGTTTGTGTATTAGAAACCAATACAACCAATACTCAAAATTATAACTACAATATTAATCCATATACAAAACATGATCCAACTCTTCCGCGCGTATATAATATGGAATGTCCGAATGCTCAATGTAAAACAAATGTTATCGGAAAAAATGGAGAGAAAAATCCGGCTGAAATTATTTATGTGAGATATGACGATGAACAATTAAAATACTCATATATTTGCGTAACATGTGATACCGTATTTACAACAACCAATTCATAAGAACCAATTCATATAAATAATAAAAATAATATATTATATGAACGTATCATTAGAACAAATATCTATAGATGTAATCAATTCATTGCAACTGCATAATTTAAATGAAGATTTTTATCACAATTTAACGGGATTTTATGTAATACACCGTATCGACCAAATTAAAAAAGGTAAATACATTCGATGGATAAGGCTTGACGAAAAAAGGCTTGACGAAAAAAGGCTTGACGAAAAAAGGCTTGACGAAAAAAGGCTTGACGAAAAAAGGCTTGACGAAAAAAGGCTTGACGAAAAAAGGCTTGACGAAAAAAGGCTTGACGAAAAAAGGCTTGACGAAAAAAGGCTCGACGAAAAAAGGCTTGACGAAAAAAGGCTCGACGAAAAAAGGCTTGACGAAAAAAGGCTCGACGAAAAAAGGCTTGACGAAAAAAGGCTCGACGAAAAAAGGCTTGACGAAAAAAGGCTTGATGAAAAAAGGCTTGACATTGATGAAAAAATACCCAAAGACAAAATAACAAACGGGGGAATTGTCACTGATATTGTTGAAACTTCAAATGGAAATATGAATATAAAGTGCAAAAAGGGTGTTCGTTTTTTTCAGGTTTCGTTCCATAATGCTCTTATATTTCAAAAATTAACTCCGGAAGAACAATGTATATTGGTTGCACAACGACTTTTACATACAGAATAATATAGATATATTGTATTATGGTAAATAAACGCCGACGAACCGTCAAACGCAATGCAACCAGACGCAATGCAACCAGACGCAATGCAACCAAACGCAATGCAACCAAACGCAATGCAACCAGACGCACAATATATGGGTCCGGACCGATAATGGATTTACACCCCTATGTTATAGTCGCCTATGAGAACGAAAAACAAAAACAAAAAATTATAACAGCAAATCAAACAACGGTTGGGCATATATTTAGCCCTGATGTTGCGTCAATATTTGGATTATCAACCGACTCCCAAATCAACGGATATTGGGCATTGAAAACACCTGACAATAAATACTTTACAATTAGTGTGCCGGATGGTAAAAACATATTTATTCGCACGGAACAAAAAAATAGCAGTAAAGTTACGAAATTTTTACGAATGAAAGAAATAAATAAAAATATAATATCGTAATATAATGTATAACCAATATGGCAACTTTTCCACAAGACGACCTTGTCGAAAATCTACAATTAGCGAGAACCAACAACATACAAAAATACTGTTCCATCGCAAATTGTCTTAAACAAATTCAATATGTGCCTCTTCAAACGGGAGGAAATGACCCCTCTATTACAAAAGCTATGCGGTTTTCCCAGTATGTGCGAAATCGTAGACAAAATGCATCCACTGTTATTACCGGAAATACGGGAAATGTTTCAACCATAACAACCGGCTATGGAAATAATTCGGGAGGAACATCTATTTTTACATTTCAATCTCATATTTTTTAACCTTTAACGATTTTCTTTTTTTTCTCATTTGCATTTGTTTTCTCATTTGCATTTGCAGATTTCTTCACGACCTTTTCTTTTACAACGGTTGAATTTGTCTCGTTAAGTTCAACTACATATTTGTCGTATTCTGTCATAAAATTCGTCAAATCTCGCGACCACATAGTTTGAACGGTAGTTTCTTTTAATTCCGACAATTGTTGAATTGCCAGAGTTCGTTCCATGATTATTTTATCCGCCTTTTCTTTACTCACTGAATCCATTCGCATTTTTAACAAATATTCATAGGATACAGTCGTTTCTGAATCCACACCTTCCTCTGAATCCACGTGAATCATCGAATCGAATCCCATGGTTGTTAATATACGATAAATATCCGCCTTTGTTTTTTTACGCAAATCCAATTCACCATCTAACAACGCCAGAATATACCGAGCCCGATTTGACAGAATAATCAAGTCATGTTCCAATTGTTTTATTTGGTATGCCTTTCTCTCCATATATGTGTGCAATCGCACTTCAATGAACTCATCTAAAATTTCATTCACATGGTTGTATTTTCGCAAACGTCCTTTAGAGTCAAACATGTGCATGTTTGTCGTTGATACAGTAGTCGTTAATTTCAATAGTTTTTCAATGCCGTTGATTCCCGTCTTTGGATCGACTTGTGCCAATAATTCTTCTATTTTTCCCGCTATAAACTCAACGGTAAAATTCACAATTGTATCGGTATGATTTTCGGTAAAATCTTTTATGAATGTTGGAATGGATTTACCGTCTTTATCTTTTCGCGATGTGTCACATAATTCGGTTAATATATTTTTCGCCGTATCGGTCCACATCCCAATCGGTAACTCGCTAATACGAATGACTGTATCCGAAATAACCGAATATGTGCCTCGAATAAGATATTTATCGGCACTCACTTCAACCACGGTTCCTTTGAATCCGTGATAATAGGGAGATAGTTTTTGTTGTGGTATTTGTTGTGTCGGTGTTTGTTGCGTCGGTATTTGTTGCGTCGGTGTTTGTATCATTTCTTGTAAATACAATGCAATTTCTCTTGGATTATAAGGTAAAATAGTCGTCGAATATGCCGTGCCAATTCCGTCCGACCCGTTAATTAGTGCCATCGGTAAAATGGGCACATAAAACTCGGGTTCAATCGATTGACCGTCATCCTGCAAATACCGCAACACGGCATCGTCGGATTTCGGAAAAATGGTTCGCGCAATTTTAGATAAATGTGTAAAAATATATCTCGGTGAAGCTGCGTCTTTTCCGCCCATAACTCGCGTTCCAAACTGACCTGCGGGAAACAATAGCGCAATATTGTTTGAACCGACAAATGTTTGTGCCATATTAATGATAGCTCCTTGAAGACTTACTTCACCATGATGATATGCCGCATGTTCGGATACATAACCTGCAAATTGCGCAACTTTAATATCGGATGTTAAATTACGCTTAAACGCCGAATACAGAATTTTGCGTAGCGACGGTTTAAGTCCATCGACGATACTGGGTATCGACCGAGCACAATCTTCAATACTAAAATCAATCAAATCATGGTCGATAAATGTCTCATATGTTACACGCGTTTCATTTGTATTAATAAATTGTGTTTTATCATATTGCCCTAACCATAATTTACGGTCGTCACTTCGTTTATCATTAAACGCCTTGTCAATACTATCGTCACTAATAACAGGAGTATAAATATAATCCACGTATTTTTTATTCGCAAAATACTCGCGAAATTCTTCGGCGGTAGACGTCCCCAATCCTTTGTAATATTTTATTTTCCATTGACTATTACTATTGTTACTTTGTTCCCATTCTCGGTATTCTCCGTCATTGTAGAAGGATAGCGTTTTATGTCCCGTCCGACTTGCGCGTAGAATGGGAGTCAACATATAAGATAAAAATCCGTCTAACTGAACTAATGATGCCCACTGACTATGAAATAAATTAATAATAAGACCTTTAATATGAGAACCATCTACATCGGCATCGCATAAAATCATAATTTTACTATAATTCAAATATTTATAGACATCTTCCCATGTAGAATAGGTGCGTCCATTTTCTAAACCAAGAATGAGTTTCAATTCGGATATTTCTTTATTATCTCCAATCTTTTTCGCATCGGCTTTACGCACATTCAATACTTTTCCTTTCAATGGATAAATGCCAATATAATCATGGTCTTCTTGCGAAAGTCCCGACATAACACCGGACTTTGCCGAATCTCCTTCACATAAAATAAGAACGCATTTTTTCGATTCTTTTGTTCCCGCAAATGAAGCCGAAATGTATTTTTCCAATCGCACACGAGTTCCCTTTTTTCCGTCGGTAGTTTTTGCAATTCGTTTATTTTCTTTTACTTGGGTAATCGAACAGGCTTGGTCCATGATGCCGAGTTTGGCGACTTTTTCAATAAATCCGTCACTAATAACACACGACGACCCGAATTTGGAAATAGGTGTATCCATGTATTCTTTTGTCTGGCTATTAAATGCCGGATTCACAATGGTGCATCGTAAGAATAAAAACAATTGTTCTTTAATGGAGGAAGGACTCACTTTGACCTTTTTCTTTTTCTCGATAAATTCCGACATTTTTCGAGTGATTTGGTCGACAATATAGTCCACGTGTTTCCCGCCTTTAAATGTGCAAATACCATTTACAAACGACACTTGTCTAAATTCGCCGACTGATGATATAGAAACCGCATATTCCCAGCGTTCATTTGCTATCTCGAAAATATGTTTGTTTTTATCTTTATCCGTATCCCTATTAAATGAAAACAATTCAACGTATTTCTTAAAAGATTTTACGTCAATAAGTGTTCCATTAAACGATACTTTAATAGATGTGGGAGATAAAGCCGAAACATCGATGGTTCGTTTATAAAAGAGTGCCAACATATCTTGCGAAATTCCCGCCAATCCGAGACGCGCATAATCAGGGATAAATGTTACGCGAGTATATGATTTTACATTTTTTAAACTCGATGGAATGGGTTCTATTACAGGAATACCAATGTCATTCAAATTGTTTCGAAATTCTTGTGTATATTTTAATCGGCGACGATGATCCACCGTTTCCAAACGGGCGAATGTTGACCAAATAAATACGAGTTTTGACCCATATCCGTTTTTACCACCGACGGTTCGGTCTTCGGCTTTGTAATTACTGGATGTGCGCAAATGTGCGAAAATAAGTTCTGGAATCCAAATATTTGTGTGAATCGGATGTTTCGCTACATCCAATCCATCGCCGTCATTCATAATAGAAATAGCGCCGGTGTCCGAATTTACGATAACGTCAATAAAGGTTACCATTTTTTTATCAGCCAGCGTGGATTGATTCATACGAACAATGTGGTCACAACTATTTACAATAATCTCGTCAAATAATTTATATTGTGACGGATTATACTCAATCTCTTTAAAATCAATAAAAGATTGTCCTTGTAAGGTGGTTGTCCACATTCCCGTTAATTGAGATTGATTTGAACCAATAAATGTATCGGGTCGGTCCAATATGTGTTCAATTTCGCTTTTCATTTGATATGTATCTGCCAACACCTCATCTTCAGTGGATAATTTTTTTTGTGGTTGCGGTTGTTCAGAGGATGATTTTACTTGTTTTTTTAAGGAAGGTTTCTTTACCTCAGACATGATAGATTTGATTAAAAAATATGCATTTTATTCATCAATTTTATCTGGAACACATACCGAATAAAATTGATATGTTTTAAACAAACATTTTTTATAAAATCAGTATGACAACAACTATTTATACACTTGAACTTGAAAATAATAAATATTATGTTGGAAAGTCGTGTGTTCCAAAACAAAGAATCTTAAAACATTTTCAAGAAGAAGGAAGTGAATGGAGTAAATTATATAAACCAATAAAGGTTTTGTCGGAAGTGAAGGGTGACGCGTTTGATGAAGAAAAATATACTTTAATTGCTATGGAAAAATATGGAATTGATAATGTGCGCGGAGGTTCATATTGTAATGTAAAATTATCACAATATGATAAAGATAAAGCATTACAAACTATTCGCTCAATAAGTGATAAATGTTATAAATGTGGTAAGAAAGGGCATTTTGCAAAAGATTGTTGTGAAGACAATGATAGTGATGAAAATGAATTATGCGATGGAAATTATTGTGAGGTTTGTTATGGAACGGGTAAAAGTTATTGGGGTGATGATTGCTACGGAAGTTGTTTAGAATGTTGTTGTATAGATTGTGGAAATGAAAATAAAAATTGTAGTTGTCGCGAATGTGATAAATGTAAAGAATGTTATGAATATAGTTCAGATGATGAACATACTTGTTATAAATGTGAAAAATGTTATGAATATAGTTCAGATGATGAACATACTTGTGAGTTGTGTATAGAATGTGGAAAATATAATAGTTATGTTTCAGTCATATCAAACCATAATTGTTATAATTGTATTAGCAAATGGTGTAGTGATTGTTTTACTAATAAAAAAAGATGTATTAGTACACATACTGGAACTATATGGATTTGAACTTTCTATAAAAACAATTGAACAATACAATGAAATCAAACGATTGGAAAAAGAATGTTGCCCGCTACTTAACTTAAATAGATAGCAACCAAAGAAAATTGATATTTATTTTTAAACAAACATTAATAATAAATGACAGATTATACAGTAACAAGATTGGATTTATGGAATCGAAAATTACAAGTTTTACCGGATTTATCTCTCTATACAAATTTACGAACATTATATTGTCACGATAATCAACTCACTTCTCTGGATAATCTTCCTCCCACTTTACGAGAATTGAATTGTCACGATAATCAACTGACTTCTCTCGACAATCTTCCTTCCAATTTACAAACATTACAGTGTTATAATAACCAACTGACTTCTCTAAACAATCTTCCTTCCAATTTACAAAACTTACATTGTTCAAACAATCAACTTATTTCTCTTGACAATCTTCCTCCCACTTTACAAGTATTATGGTGTTATGCTAATCAATTGACTTCTCTAAACAATATTCCTCCCAATCTACAAGAATTATGGTGTCACCATAACCAACTGACTTCTCTTGAAAATCTTCCTCACAATTTACGAAACTTATGGTGTTGGAATAATCAACTCACTTCTCTGGATATTTTACCTCTTACTTTACAACAATTATATTATGAAAATAATCCAATTTATAAAACTATATGGATTGAACTTTCTATAGAAACAATTGAAAAATACAATGAAAACAAACGAATGGAAAAAGAATGCTGTCCTCTATTAAAATAAAACTTGGACCATTGATGAGAGAGTTAATAAAATTGATAAATAATTATATAACATCTCTTGATAATCTTCCTCCCAATTTAATATCATTCAATTGTCAAAATAATCCAATTTCTATAATATGCCAGAAAATGTATAGAGTTGAAGAAGTTACCAAAGAAACGATTGAAAAATACAATGAAATCAAACGAATGGAAAAAGAAAAAGAATGTTGCCCGTTATTAAAATAAGAATCTACTATCTGTTCCTATTAGCTGAATAAAATTGAAAATCTTTTTTTATGTTTTAATAAACAAACTTAAAATGACTGATTATACCGTAACCTATTTGAATTTTTCGAAACAAAACTTACAAGTTTTACCGGATTTATCTCTATACACAAATTTACAAACATTGGATTGTTCAATCAATCAAATCACTTCTCTAAACAATCTTCCTCCCAATCTAGAAACATTATATTGTTCGGATAATAAACTTACTTCTCTTGAAAATCTTCCTCCCAATTTACAAATATTAGATTGTTCGGACAATCAGCTTACTTCTCTCGAAAATCTTCCTCCAAATCTACAGAGATTATTGTGTTGTACAAATCAACTGACCTCTCTCAGCAATCTTCCTCTCACTTTAGAAGAATTATTGTGTTGGGAAAATAAACTCACGGGTCTCAACTTTCGAGGGAGTGATCGCGACCGATTAGAGGATGGGAAAACAGAGGGAAAAACCGAGTCAGCCTTACGATTTTTACAGTGTAATAACAATCAACTAACTTCTCTCGAAAATCTTCCCCCAGATTTACGAGCAGTAGATTGTTCACATAATCAGCTTACTTCTCTAACCAATCTTCCTCCCGAACTACAAACATTAGTTTGTCACAACAATCAACTCACACGGCTCGGCGGAGCCTTTGGGACTCTTCCTGCCACTCTACGAGAATTGATTTGTTATAATAATCAACTGACTTCTCTCGAAAATCTTCCTCCCAATTTACAAAGATTACATTGTGTAAATAATAAAATCACAAGGCTCAGTGGAGTAAAGACTCTTGCTTTACAAGAATTACATTGTTCAAAAAATCCGATTTATACGACATGTAAGGAACAATATGGATTTGAACTTTCGAAAAAAACAATTGAAAAATACAATGAAATTCAATCAATATTGGACTCTATTCTATTGGATACTATGGACACCATTAGAATTTAGAATTTAAAAAAAAAATAAAAAAAATATCGTAGATGGTGGGAAAAATTGAAAATCTTTTTTTTAAATTAACCCTCAAATAAATCAAATAAATGTCATCATCCTATCGTTATTCAAATTATCGTCGTTCAAATTTACAATTGCTTATTGAGCAAGGTCTATGGAAAATCATTGACGACAATAAAAAAATCTACTATCATTGTGATAGTAGATTGCTAAACATAAAAACTACAATCGGTTCATATACAAATAAAAAAAATAAAACAAGTCTGGTCCATTACACGGATAATAATAAATATTTTGGCTCGGTTGAAAAATTGGGAGATTCGCCTATTTATTATGAAGGAAATTTCATTGTTACTCCCAAAAATTTCATCATTTGTTCTTAGCCTCCTTTTCAGGAAAAAATCTTAAAAATATTACTGAATGTTTTATTCCTATTTAGAGCAAGCGGTCTTTATAGGAACAAAAAAATAAAAAAATGTTATTCAAGTATAATGGACTGTAGAATAATTGCAAGTGCGTGTATGGTCGGTATTATAGGGGACGCATTATTACAACAAATCGCTCCTTATTTGGGCGGACCGTCTGGATGGGGATTCCTATTTTAAACAACACGGCAAATTTGAATCCATGTTTATTGCGGGAGGAATGCTATCTTTTTTTTATGTGATATATATGTATTTATTTCAGTTTCCTATTACGTGGTTGTATGTTGGACTATTTGGTATTGTATTGGATATACTATTTCGATTTACCCGCATCTTTCCAAGTTTAGACGGTTATTATCATCATGTAACATATGGCTGGACTGCATTTTGGGGATTTGTTCCCATGGTTTTGGTTCTTGGACTATTCAAAATAATTACTACGTTAAAAACATAAATCCATCTTTTTCTAATACACGACGAAGAGAGGTTGGGTGATAGGGAGTGCGCATAAGTTGCATGCGATTGAAAGATGAAAATAAAACATCGTATTTTTCCATCAAAAACATACAATAGCATTGAGAGAATTTATCCAAATTTTGAATATAGTTTGTATTTTGTAAAAGCCACTGAATAAAATCTTTTTGTTGTTGTTGTTCTTTTTTTTGTTCTTTTTTTTGTTCTTTGTATTTTGAATAATAATTCCATGTCATGTATAGGTCACCGTTTTCTTCGTTGTAATCGGTTCCAGACAATACCAAGATTTGTCGAAAATCTTCCAAAGACACGTCCAATTCACGTAAAATAGATTCTGTATCGTATAATAATAGTTCGTGTGTATCTAAATTTAATCCACGGCACACACGAATACAACCATAGGCAAACATATCCATATCTTCGGATAAACACGCCCAAGCTTTTCCCGATTGAACTAAATATACCAACAATGGGTCAGACTCGGTTGGTGATGTAATATGTTGAATTCCATATGCATCCAATAAATCTTTGGCTTGTTTGAAATTGGTATCGTTTAATCGGACAAACTGATTTTTCAAGGAATCCAGTTTTCGGTGGTCACTTGTTTTTGTAATTATTTCATTGTATTTTGCCTCGGCTTTTGCTTTATTTGACTCGCGGAGTAACAACAAAGCATATTTTTCGGGAGGAGGTTTCCCATCAAAAATAAATACAGGAGTTATATTATATTGTAGAAAACACGTGATCATTGTATACAAATATTCAATAATTGTGTCTTTGTATTTATACAAATAAATACTTATATCTATCACAATTGTTTTTCCAGAAAGCTCTCTAAAATGTAATGTGTGAATTGAATTTATACAATTTTCATACAAATATTTATTTAATTTTTTAATTCCCATTAAGAATAATAATAGTATCAGTATTTATAAAAATATGGTAATATATTATCAATTTTACCTGATGGGTCGACCTTGCACCTTTGTTTTACATTTTTTTAATAATTAAATTTTTTGTAAAATCAATCGGTTCAGAAACGGATTCTTGTATTGTTGGAGTTGCATTTTCTTCTCTTATATCTCCTCCCTTTTTTTCGTGAGGTTGGTCCGATGCCGGCATTTCATTTTTACTATTGTCCCCCTGAATAATAATAGTCGGATTAAAATACACTCCATTTGGGGATTGTTGTGGTTGTGGTTGTTGTTCCGGTAGATATTCCGGCGGATTTAAAAAAGAATTCGTGTGATATCCGTTTTCTATTTTATAAATATCAATTGGATTAACCACCTGTATACTATCGTCCGCATTTAGTTCAGTTAAATCTTGCGTTGTAATTGTAATAAATTTATTTCCAATATTTTCAACATTCCAAATTCGATTTGGTTTTGAATCTTTACTTGCCCCTCCTCGCAAAAACACTTTGTCTCCTTTTGTAAAATATTCTTGTTCTTGTCCTCCGTTACTTTGTCCTCCGTTAAGAGGAGAATCTTTTTCTGGATTATATGCCGGAGACCCAGTGGCAAAATCGGGCGAACCTTGAACAGGAAAACCTTTTTCCGGATTATATGCGGGCGACCCTGTGGCAAAATCGGGCGAACCAGTAGCAAAATTAGGCGAACCTTTTTCCGGATTATATGCGGGCGAACCCGTGGCAAAATCGGGCGAACCTTGAACAGGAGAACCTTTTTCCGGATTATACGCGGGAGACCCTGTGGCAAATTCGGGAGAACCTTGAACGGGAATAATTGGAACTGGTTGTTTGGTCGGTATATGAACACGTAAAACATCCTCATCTTCCGATTCAAATGGTTTATGTATTTTATTTTGTAAAACATTTGTTTTTGATACGATTTTTCCGGTTAGTTCAATTAGGTCCGTCATGGGTGTTGTATCTGGAACACGTAATAATTTCGATATATTTTTTGTGCTGAAGGATAGACTCTCCAATTGGGGTAAATTATCCTCTGTAATAATACGTAATTGTATATTCATTGCCTGTAATTCTTGAATCAATAATTTAAACGAATAGGGAATACACACAATACTGAAACTACGTCCGAATTTTGTCACATGTCGAATGCGAATATCTTGACTATCTACCAGAGAACCCGCATATTGAATAGGTCCATCCGCCATTGGACTGAAAAATAGATTTTTTGCCGAATTATATACTGCCACCATTCCCGTTGTATTGCACACTGCCATATAATATTTATCCGCTCTATCCATCATGGACTCATTTAAAAAATTACTGATTCCGTGAGAAATCAATGAATCTCGTTCCATCTCTCCAATACGCAATCCTCCGTCATTGGCTCTCCCACTAACGGGCTGTCGAGTTAATGCCGTATTGGGTCCGGCTGCGCGATAATTAATTTTATCTTTTACCATGTGTTTTAAACGCATATAATAGGTTGGTCCAATAAATATTTCCGATTCCAATTGTTCTCCCGTCATACCATTGTATAAAATATCACTTCCACTTGAATGATACCCCATTTTCAATAAATGTTCTCCATAGGCGGCAACCTTTTTACCTTTTACATTAAACGCGGTGCAATCCCCAAACGCACCATATATTAGGCAAGCCTTTCCAACAATTGCTTCAATCAATTGACCAATCGTCATACGCGTGGGAATCGCATGGGGATTAATAATCATATCGGGACGCAGTCCATCTTTTGTAAAAGGCATATCTTTTTCTGGAATAATAAGTCCAATAGTTCCTTTTTGCCCATTACGTGATGCGAATTTATCGCCCATGGCGGGAATGCGCTCCTCTCGAATTCGTATTTTCGCAATACGGTTTCCTTCTTCTCCTTCCGTAATAAATGTCTTATCCACCACTCCCACTTGTCCCTTTTTACATGTGACCGATTGGTCGGCTCTCGTAGATGAAGTCATTCCAATCATGACAATTTTATCATTCATAACGGTCCCCTCTTTAATAATACCATGTTTGTCCAAATATCCGTAATCGTAGCCCGGTTTTGTTCGAATTACCGAACCTCCACCATCCGCCACATTTGCATTTAACGATAAAATATTGGAAAATACCGAATCCGCTCCTTTTTCTGGACCTTTTTCTTTTGTTTCAAAGGCGTGATATGTATTAAAATACGTTGTTCGAAAAAGACCGCGATGGAGAGACCCTTCATTGATTAAAATAGCATCTTCTACATTATATCCCGTATAACACATAATGGCAACAATGGCATTTTGACCATATACATTCTCTCGGTGATTCACCATATCCAGAAAACGCGTTTGAACCAGTGGCGTCTGCCCCGAATTTAAAATAACTGCTGTTTTATCCATACGATTCTGGTAATTTGTATGATAGAGAGAGACCGCCTGCCGACTTTGACCACACGAAAAAGAATTACGGGCAAGTGGATTGTTTTCTGGAAACACAATCAGATTCGACATGACACCGAACATCAAGGATTCATGAATTTCGATATGTGTAATGGTCCTTGCATCTCGTTTAGATAAAGAGGATATATGGTCGATACTTGTTGAAATCATTGCATTTTCACTTTCACTCGTATCTATATAATCCACTACCGCCTGATTTTTTTCCAAATTCATCGATGCAGGAAATACATCTTCGTGATTATAAATACGCGTTTCTGACAATGGCTGACGACGTTCGTGTATGCCAGTGGTAAGTTGCGTCCATGTCACATTTCCTTTTAAAATAGTGGATTGAATTCGTTTGGCAGAAACCGATACGTTGCCGTTTTTCAAATCCGTATAAAAAATAGGACGACAAAGCCGACCCGCATCCGTATAAATAATAACCGTATTTCGCGCAATATCGAATGTGGCGCTAATAAAGGTCGACATAAGTCCATTACGGCGATATATTCGTAATTGTTCGACAACTTCCGTGGGATTGTGAATCGACCCCGCCCAAAATCCATTTACAAATACTTTTGTCATTTTTGCCAACATATCTATCGAACAATCCGTTAAAATCGTCATTCCTGCTTTTTCTCGCAACCACCGTAAAATGGGTTCTCGGGACCCTCCTTTTGTAATATGTGCCGTTATTGCCAATGTTTTATGAATACCGATACTCGCACCATCGGGTGTATCAATGGGGTCGATATATCCCCATTGCGATGTATGCAACAATCGTGGACCAACCACTTTGGCACTTGAATCAATTGGAACATTGGTTTTTCGCATATGACTCATCGCCGAATTAAACGATAGACGATTTAAATCTTGAATTACACCAATTCGTTTCGTATGTGCCTGTGCTCCCCAATTTCCTTTGAATGCTCGTTGAAATCCTTTGTCCATGACCCGATTTTCCTTGAAAATTTGTTCTTGGTTATCAAACACCAATTTATATAAATTGGTTTCCAATCCTTCTTTGTGATATACTTTGTATTGCGCCTCGAACTTTTTATGAATCGTATTTTGTTGAATATTATAATATTCTCGAAACAGTTCTGAAATAAGCGTTCCGGTTGTATCAATACGTTTGTATTTAAAATTATCTCTATCCGTAACTACTTCCATACCGAGTTTTACGGAGAGAAGACGGAATACCATTTGTCCGAGATAGAGAGCCTTCTCGCGAAAATTTAATTCTCCGATATGTGGTAAAAAATAATCCACCAAAATCTCCATGGTTTTTGGAATAGTTCGCTGTTTCAATAACAGTTGTGAAATATAATAGAGAGCATTGCGTTGGGTATAGACCTCTTGCGAATCATGAACCGATGGAATAAAAAAGTCCAACATATGTGCATATTTATCCATATCTAACAGACAATATTGTATGATTTCCTTGTCAGAAAGAATGCCGAGAGCGCGAAACACAATAAATAACGGAACGGGTTTTGTAACATTTGGCAAATCCACTACAATATTTTCGTTTGTATAGGTGGAGGTTGGGCGAACAATACGCACTCCAAGCGTACGAATCGGTTTAGACACATTTTCACTTACGGAGCGAATATCAGCAGAATGTGTAAATTCACTATCGAATGCTTTATAGTCGTGCACGTAAAGCATATTATCGGCGAATTTCTCTTGTGAAATAACAGTTTTCTCTTTGCCTTGAATAATAAAATAGCCTCCTTGGTCATTTTTACATTCACCCAACGAATAACGCATTTCGCGAGGAAGACCTCCCAAAATACATAAATCCGATTGCACCATGATGGGAAATTTACCGAGATATATTTTTGGAATTACTTTACGGCGAATTTGTTTTCGAAGGCGCTGTAGAGGTGCCGGTTTTCGCACTTGTTGTTTTGGAGCTCCTCCTAAAATTACTTCTTTTTCTGCAATAGATAACTCTCGTTTTTGTTGTTGGTTTTGTTGTTGTTGCTGGTGTTTTTGTTGTTGATTTTGTTGCGATTTATAACTGGTTGGTTCTTGTTCTTGTTCTTTGTCTTTGTCTCTTCCTTCTTCTCCTCCTCCTCCTATAATTTGTTCCTTATCAATTGGCGTAATAATTCCGTCGATTTCAATCCAATTTTCTTCCAATAGAGGTTTCAAAGGTTCATTTTCTTCTAAATAATCTATAAATTCTACATCAATATCGTAATGAATCGTCATTGCATATGTCATATCTCGTAATCGGGCTTCATTTGGATACATGTAGTGAGAACGGTCATTGTCGCGAATCATCGGTTTTCCAAAATATAATTTTTCTCCACGTTTATATGTTTTTTTCGTTTGGGCGATATGTGGGTGTTCCGGAAGAGTTTCATTTTCATTGCCTTTTCCTCCGAAATAAAAAATACACTGATGACGATAAATATCAAGAGTTTTATCGTATACGGATTTCCACTCCAATGTATTTTTATCTCGAAATATTTGAAAAATGCCGTTGCGAAAAAAATCATTGTAGGATTCGATATGATGGTTCACTAAATAATTTGGGGTGTCTCTTGTATACGCGCGAATAATATTCCATAATAACTGATCCTGTTCTTCTTTATCAGAAAATAAATTTTCATGGATATCTTCTTCTTTTTCTTCTCCGGATTCTTGTCTTTTTCCTAATTCTGACATACTTAATAATATAGACGATTTTATTATTCTATATTGATTCTCTTCTCTTAGTTTCGATTCTCTTAGTTTCGAGATTCGATTCTCTTAGTTTCGATTCTCTTATATCCGTTTAATGTGTTGTTTAGAAAATCTTCCGTAACAACATATGACAACTATTCCAAAACTTATTTTTATTGTGCCATACCGTGATAGAGAGCAACAACAAAAGTTTTTTGACCGACATATGCGCACAACAGTGTTGGAAAATATGAGTGTCGATGACTACAAGATTTTTTATATTCATCAGTGTGATTCTCGTTCCTTTAATCGTGGAGGAATGAAAAATATTGGATTTTTATATGTGAAAGACCGATATCCGGACGATTATCGAAATATTACATTGGTATTTAATGATGTTGATACGATGCCATTTACGGCAAATTTTTTGCCATATGATACAACACAAGGAGTTGTAAAACATTTTTACGGATATGATTTTGCACTTGGTGGTATTTTTTCTATTAAAGGCGGAGATTTTGAGAGAGTGAATGGATTCCCCAATTTTTTCTTATGGTCGATGGAAGATAATGCCATATGTCAGCGTGTATTAAACACCGCTGGATTGCGTATTGATAGAAGTAATTTTTATAAGATTATGGATAAAAACATACTTCAGTGTAAAGATGGATTGGAGAGAGTTGTGAATCGAAAGGAGTTTGACAGATATCAGCAAAAAACAACTGAAGGAATTCGTTCAATTCGCGATTTAGAATACAATGTAGACGAATCCACGGGATTTATAAATATAACCCGATTTAACACGGGATTTGAAGAAAATAAACAATTTAGTAAAGTACACGACTTACGACAAGGAAGCATACCATTTAAACCGAAACCAAAGAGAGGTGGATCTATGGGAATGATGTATTAGTTCATAAAAGTTCATAAATTAGTTCTATCTTGAACCGTAGAGGACAACTCGTTTCTTTTCGTCATGTATTTGTGTGTATATTTTTGTATACTGAGAGGAAGATTTTCAAGAGAAGTATTTGAAGACCATTGTTCTGTTTGATTGGGAAAAGACTCATATAATTGTAGACTGAGAGGAAGATTGCTTAGAGAAGTTATTTGTTTTTTGTCACAATATAATACTTGTATATTTTGAGGAAGGTGGTCAAGAGAAAGTTGATTCGTATAACAATGTAATATTTGTAGATTTTGAGGAAGGTGGTCAAGAGAAGTAAGTTGATTATTGTAACAATACAATATTTGTAAATTGAGAGGAAGATTGTCTAGAGAAGTTAGTTGATTGTGTGAACAATATAATTTTTGTAAATTGGGGGGAAGATTGTTTAGAGATACGATTTGATTATTGGAACAATTTAAGTATTGTAAAGTAGAAGGAAGATTGTTTAGAGAAGTAAGTTGATTATCTCCGCAATCTAATTCTTGTAAATTGGGAGGAAGAGATGTTCCAAAGGCTGTCTCTAATCGGTCGTTATCACTCCCTCGAAAGCCAAGACTTGCGATTTGGTTACCTCCACAATATAATTTTTGTAAATTGGAAGGAATGTGGTCAAGAGATACGATTTGATTATTGGAACAATTTAATGTTTTTAAAGTAGAAGGAAGATTGTTTAGAGAAATAATTTGATTTTGGAAACAATCTACGTATTGTAAAGTAGAAGGAAGATTGTCAAGTGAAGTTAGTTTATTTTTTTGACAATATAATGTTTTTAATTTTGTGTATAGAGATAAATCCGGTAAAACAGTTAAGTTTTGATTCGATAAATTTAATGATGTTACGGTATAATCTGTCATTTTATTCGTTTGTTTGTTTGCTAAAAATATAAAAAAAAGATTTTCAATTTTATTCAGCCAATAGAATAGGAACCGATATTCGCTGGGTGCTTGCTTATTTTAATAATGGACAACACGTTTGATTTCATTGTATATTTCAATTGTTTTTTGGGAAAGTTCAAATCCATGTATTTCCTTACATGTTGTATAAATTGGATTGTCTTCACATTCTAATTCTTGTAAAGTGAGAGGAAGATAATCAAGAGATACGATTTGATTATGCGAACAATTTAATTCTTGTAGATTCAGAGGAAGATTATTAAGCGAAGTTAGTTGATTATATTGACAATGTAATATTTGTAAATTGGGAGGGAGATTGTTTAGAGAAGTCAGTTGATTATTTCCGCAATATAATTCTTGTAAAGTGGGAGGAAGATTTTCGAGAGAAGTTAGCTTATTATTTGGACAATGTAATGTTTGTAAATTTATGTATAAAGATAAATCCGGTAAAACTTGTAAGTTTTTACATGATAAATTTAAACGTGTTACAGTATAATCAGTCATTTTATTTGTTTGTTTGATAAAAAAATAAATAATATATGTATCAATTTTCTTCTGTCATTTCATTTAATTTTACATGTTCATGGATTTTATTTAAGTAGCGGACAACATTCTTTTTCCAATCGTTTGATTTCATTGTATTGTTCAATTGTTTTTTGTTCAATTTTTTTTTTAGAAAGTGTAAATCCATACACTTCTTTACATGTTGTATCAATTGGATTATTTCTACAAATTAATCTTTGTAAAGTGATAGGAAGATGTTCGATAGAAGTCAGTTCATTATTTTCACAATGTAAGTATTGTAAATTGGGAGGAAGATTGTCAAGAGAAGTCAGTTGATTAAATGAACAAACTAATGTTTGTAGATTTGGAGGAAGATTGTCAAGAGAAGTAAGTTTATTTTTTTCACAATATAATGTTTTTAATTTTGTGTATAGAGATAAATCCGGTAAAACAGTTAAGTTTTGTTTTGATAAATTTAACCATTCAATTGTATAATCTGTCATTTTATTCGTTTGTTTGTTTGTTTGCTAAAAAATATAAAAAAAAGATTTTCAATTTTCTTCTAATGCGTTTTATTTTAACATTGGACAGCATTCTTTTTCAATTTGTTTGATTTCATTGTATTGTTCAATTGTTCCTACAGAAAGTTCAAATCCATATAGTTCTTCACATGTTGTATCAATTGGATTATCGTAACAACAGAATTCTTGTAAAGTAAGAGGTAAAATATCAAAAGAAGTCAGTTTATTATTATGACAAATTAATGCATATAAATTGGAAGGAAGATTGTTGAGAGAAGTCAGTTTATTATTATCACAAATTAATGCACGTAAATTGGAAGGAAGATTATCAAGAGAAGTAAGTTGATTGTTTGAACAATATAATTCTCGTAAAGTGGGAGGAAGATTGTCAAGAGAAGTAAGTTGATTGTTTGAACAATGTAATCTTTGTAGATTGGGAGGAAGATTATCCAAAGAAGTAAGTTGATTATTTTTACAATGTAATGTTTGTAAATTAGGAGGAAGATTGTCCAAAGAAGTAAGTTGATTATTTTCACAATATAATCTTTGTAGATTGGGAGGAAGATTATCAAGAGAAGTTAGTTGATTATGTGAACAATTTAATTCTTGTAAATTGGAAAAAAGTTTGTCAAGCATTGTTAGTTTATTATTTGAACAACCTAATCTTTGTAGATTGGGAGGAAGATTATCAAGCGAAGCCAGTTGATTATCATGACAATATAATCTTTGTAGATTGGGAGGAAGATTGTCAAGCGAAGCCAGTTGATTATTTTCACAATATAATCTTTGTAGATTGGGAGGAAGATTGTCCAAAGAAGTAAGTTGATTATTGTCACAATGTAATTCTTGTAGATTTGTGTATAAAAATAAATCAGGTAAAACGGTCAGATGTTTATAAGATAATTTCAAATAGGTTACAGTATAATCAGTCATTTATTAATGTTTATTAATGAATTTATATATCAATTTTATCTTGGAATCTAGTCTCGGGATACATCGCATTTATACGTTTGGGAAGTTGGCATGGTACAATACTGGCGATTGCTTAACCCGTTAAAATATTGCAATTTCGCTATTCCTCCAGCATCAATCATATATGCCCATAATACACCAATTCCTCCACCAACAAGAGCTCCTGCCAATAATTGCCATAATGTGCTACACGTATTTGTAATATTCCAGTAAAAATCTGCAATAATCAACAATGGAAATACAACCATTGTCGGTATATTTTGACTTATTAATTTATGCACAATTAAAACATACAACAAATAACAAAATGTATATGCGTATACTACCATACTTAAAGGAATATTTGAAATCGGAGAGGTTTCACCTAAACGAATTAAATTACACGAAATACCTTTTATATCTGGCGCAATTGTTGGTATCCAATTACTCGTAAAAATGGCAACAACGGATGCAAATAATAGTCCGGCTAAATAAATAAACGCCTTTAAATCCTGTGCGAATATGGACGACAATATAAAATAACTGGGAAGAATAATTGGCATTAATCGAAACATTAAATATGCGATATTTTGTAAATCAAGTTTTGCCATTATAATAGATCCAGTTATTTTACCTCTGTTTTATTTGTATTTGTAATTCGACTACATTCATTTTTTACAAATTCATAAATGGTTTTACATGCTTCTTTGTGGTCTGATGTAACCGTAGTATCGCAACTATTTTGTAAAAACTTTTGATAATTGCAAATACGGTCTTGTTTGGTAGAATGTTTTTTTTCTTTTGTTGTTGTTGTTATTGTTGTTTCTTTTTCATGTGGAATATTCATATAATTCATATAATTAATAATAAAAATATACTTTATATATATTAAAATGAATAACAATGATATAGCAGAGTATCTGTGTAAATATAACGGAATTCAATTTTTAGATACTGTTTGGTTTTATAAATACAATGATTTTTATACACCAACACGACCGGTAAATCAAATGCTTCATGATATTACAAATATACACGCTAAAATAAAACAATTTTCAACACTCGAACTTGAAGAAAATAAAGGTAATTTTGACATATTAACCTTGCAATTTATAAAAGAATTAATGGAACTTGAGCATAATATTTGTATAGGTAAAACCGATATTCTCATAGATATTCTTGAATCATATCCTTCACTACCTACAATAGACGATATAAGTGATAAAACGAACATAAAAATACATAATATTTTAGAGTCACTTATGTATCTACAATCTTTAACGCCAAATATAGCATTATCATTAGAACTTATTCAGAATATACATAAATGTGTATCAAAAGATTTGTTTGACAATGGTGGTGAATTTCGAACTATAAATGTAAAACCGTCTGGTTATTTGTATGGTGCATATATACATTTTGACAATATTTCGAAAAAAATACACGCACTTATTACATTTTGGAATATGCAAAAAGCCAAAATAATTTCAAATAGTGAAAATAATAATATGCAACTACCAATGATAAAATTAGCAACTGTGTTTTTCTGTGAATTTTTACGAATTCATCCGTTTAAAAATGGAAACGGAAGAACTGCCCGATTGTTGTTGCAATATTTATTACGAGAAATTTGTTATACTCCATTTTCAGTATATGCTCCATGTGGTCATACGGTTGCAGATGTACGAACCACCTATTTAAATGTTATAAATAAAGCACAACAATCTACCAGTGGAGGGACCGATTATAATAATTTGGCAACATATTTATTATTTGCGTGTTATAGTTCATCCGTGACATTACATAATTTATTGTAAAAAAATGGTAGGAATCGATGATGCATCTTTCTCAAGCAAATCTTTTACATGTGATACCGCATAAAACTCAACCGACCCAAATTTGTCTTTGCCGTGTTTATTTTGAATTGTAATAAAATCCTCTCTATTTTCTTCTGGGAAATAAAATACACGAATGCCCGATTCAATGCCACCTAAAATTTTATATTCCAATCCTCCAATTGCCGTAACATTTCCACATAAATCAACCTCGCCGGTAATAGCAATATCATTACGTATTTTTTTCCCATTTAATAAACTATATAGCGCCATAACCAAACAGCAACCGCCACTCGGTCCGTCCTTTTGAACTCCCCCTTCAGGACAGTGAATATGAATTCCTTGTAATTTTGTCGCGTTAAACGATTGACACCATGTATCTCGAATTATCGGAGAGGTCATATTCCAAGCCACGGTTTTCGCCACCGTCATGGATTCTTGCATCACGTTTCCAATTTGACCCGTGAGTTTTAATTCAAGTGCATTTGTCGCGAGGAAAAAAGAGGTTTGAATAGGAATAATACCTCCCTGTCCGAGAGCGTTTGCATAAAGACCATTTATAACACCAATTTCATTCGACCCGTGTATTTTTTTCCCACGAAGTCGATGATATTTTTTCAGATATTTCTCTTGCACATTTTCCTCTGTTATAGTAACAGTCGTAAATGACTGGTTGTCTTGTATTATTTCCAAATTAATCTCTCCCATTAAATCAAATAACAATTCTTTTAATTTCCGAATACCGGCTTCACATGTGTATGTTTGTATTAAAAATCGTATCATGGTATCACTCAATTCAACGGTAGTGTCTGAAAACCCCATTTTCAAGAAAATATCGGGCAACAAATGTTTTTTTACAATAATAATTTTTTCGTCCAATGTTAAATTTTCAAATCGAATGCGATGAATACGGTCTAATAAAACACGGTCAATATCGTCGGCGTTGTTATACGAAAAAATAAATAAAACATGACTTAAATCCAATTCAATTCCCGCGAAATATTTGTCTTGGAATCCCGTATTTTGAGTAGTGTCAATCATATGTGTTAAAATACCGATAATTTCTTTTCCATTGTCGGTTTTACTGACCTTATCTAATTCGTCAATATAAATAATAGGGTTCATACATTTGCTTTGCATCAATATATCGGCAATGCGTCCCCATGTAGAGTGTAAATAGGTGTATCCGTGTCCTTCTAATAAAGACCCGTTGGATGAACCGCCGAGAGCCAAAAAATGAAAGGGACGTTTCTCTCCATTTTCGTCTATTAGACATTGCGCAAGTCCATGTTTCGCCAATGATGTTTTCCCGATTCCCGGCGACCCTTCAAATCCAAAACAATATCCCTTATGTTCTCCTGTTATCCATTGACTTACAACCTTCATTATCTGGTTTTTTGCATGTTCGTGTCCGTAAATAGAGTGGTCCAATGTTTTTTTAATATTACTCACGGAAATAGTTGAATATATCGTTTTAAATTGTAACATTTCGTTCCATATTTGTTTTAATGTTTTGTTGTTGATATTTATCAACATATCATATATACAAATACACGTGTCAATCTTGTCTTTGTCTTTGTTTTCTTCTTCTTTGTCTTTGTTTTCTTCTTTGTCTTTGTTTTCTTCTTGGCAATCAATATATCGTTGAATTTCGGTTAGGTATGCACCTCGTGTACGCAAATTTTTCTTTTCTTTTATTCGTTTGGTGGTTGTTTCTTTTTCTCCTCTTATTCCCTTCTTTTCTTCTTTTCCTCCTCTAATAGAAGCAACAATTGTTTTTAACACATGCAATGGCTTATCTTGAATAAGAATTTTAACGACTGGTTCTATATTAAAAAACACATATTTTTGTAATTCTATAATTTCAAGTTCCATTTCTTTAATTGTAACAACGCATTTTTTTGGCATTGAAATAAAAAAAGGAAATGTCAAAATATCATGAAACCAGACCTGTGCCTCTTTCACTTTTCGTAAAATGGGCTCCTCTCTGAATCGATAAAACGGAATTCGCAGTAAACCCTCCAAATACTGTTTCTGTTTATAATTATCGTCCGGCTTTCCATTAATTTCTTTTAATTTCATAACAGCCTTTTCTTTTGCAACGGGGGGAGCTTTAAATAAACACACTTGTTCAATCAATGTTGCGCCGGTAGATTCAAATGTTTGTAGAGAGGAATCTATAAATTCGGCACTTTTCACAACGGTATTTTTCAACATTTGTTTTACTGAATAAGGGAAACTATTGTATAATGAGGTAGACTCGATATCATGTTCGGTAACGAGACGGTCGTATAAATTAAAACATACATATTGTATTGCCGAATCTTGACATAAAAGAAGTGACATAAATGTGTGTCTCTGTTCCAAAAAAGACATGTCCGATATTTTTTGAAGGATTTCCGATATGCCCAATTTCATAAATATTTGAATCGTCGATATTATATTTTGAATTTTGGTTATAAAATGTTCATCTTTATATATAACATAATCGCGAATAGTCATCATATCGGCATACGATGATATATCTATATCCGCCACAATGATTTTTTGCAATTCACAAAAATAATTCTTTTGTTGTGTTAAAAACAAATTATCCATACACTCAAACGGAATATTGTCCATAGTTCCCTGAATTAGATAGGATTTCTTTTTTTTATCGTTATGTAAAATAAATTGAACTCCGTTCACAGATACGGGCATTTTTGTTTCATCTATTTCGGAACAAATAAAATTGGGCTCTCTACTTTTTTTATAGGGAATGCTAATATATTGTGTTGGGTGAAAATACTGAAATAATAAATCTATTTTTGAACGCACGATTGGGTCATCGGTATAATCTATATCTTGTTCTCCAAACATAACGGTTATAAGGTCGTCTAAATAATAAGTTCCATATTTGGCAAGTATTTTCGATAATTTATCGACAATATATTGTAACTCGGTCATACACACTTCCTGATCCGTTTCTTCTTCTGAATGGATTCGTTTTTGTAAAAGAAGGATTTGTTGAAATAATGCAGTTAATTGTTCTGTGGTTGCGTTATGCGATGTATTTGAACACGTTCGTTGAATAATGGTTTGAAATTGTATAAGTTTGGTTTGAATAAATTCAACATGTGGAAGAGAAACAAAAGGGATAGGAGAAACAAAAGGGATAGGAGAAGGAGACGGAATGGAAGGATGTTCGGAAATAGAAGAAAAAGAAAAAATATTATTTGAATTTTCCACCTTATTCGCCATAATTATATACAATATAGTGTATAGATATACATTATCTTGGGTCCTCTTTCTATCTAATGAACGGATATATTATGTTTAATGCACCAATGAATCGATTTTTGAGTATGTGTTTGAATAAACTCATCTATTTTCTTTTTTTTATAACGAACATCTTTATTTTCAATTAAAGTTAATGTTGTGTGAATATTGTCTATCTGTTGTTGTCCAAAAATACTATTGTATTCTTCCATTTTTGTTAAAAAATAATGTGTTAGAGGACACGACAAAAAACGTAATGGAAACGTATCCACGTTGGAGGAAGTCATTTGAACAAATAATTTGTCCATCATCGGAAACATACCTGATGAACGAAATCCCATACAAACAATGTATTTTTCCGAATTTGCATATCTACTTGTATTTGGTTTTGTTATATATACGCGTTCATACAACGACGATAACAATGCAATTAAATCGTTCGTTAGTTGCGTAAAACAGTCGAATAATTTTAATACAAACGAACCTCCCGATTTTTGTAAACATATTGCATAGGCAATTTGGGCAAATAACAATTTACCGATATGCAATTCTTGATTTTGAAAATCCGAGGAAAAATCAAATCCACCGTCCGCCGTAATAAAATCCATGGTGGGTCCATAGGTATTCACGCAATATCGAAAATTATGCAATTGCAATAAATCGCCGGTTTTATCAGAACCCGTTTCAATAAACACATTTTTATTTTGTTTTAAAAAATGATGTGATTTTTTCCATGCGGGAATTCCGTCTTCATTGTCATCTGTTTCCAACAACGTCATTCCTATATACTGGTCTGCCGGATTTGAACGTAAATGCACAATTGCTTCAATAAATCCGCCGGGACCTTCCGCCAAATGAAATGTTTTTATAGGAGCATGTGTTTTTGGAACCAATGTATTAAACGTAGTGCATATTTCAATCATTTTAAAATAAGAGCGGGAGAGAGGTTTGCATTTTGATATTGGGCGTTTTTTCAAGGGATTGATTGTGTGTATATATTCATATGGATTCGTATATTTTTTATACATATCCCATTCATTTTGATGAATATGAATTTGATTCTTAATTTCAAATAAATACTGATACAAACTTTGTGAAATAATGGCTTGGTTGTTGGATGAATCCGTTGAACTATACTCCAAATAGGAATATAAATCTGAATTCATTTGTGGCAGTAAAAAAAACATCATAGTTACATTTATTTATATGATGTGTTTATATTTTTGTATTACGAGCCTTGTTATTATACATTACTCTTCTTCTTAATCACCTTTTTAATCTTTGGAACATCTACGGACTCTGGTGCTTGGACTGCACTAACTGGTTCTTCTGGTGGCGGTTGAATAGGAACTGTCTCTTGAATAGGAGCTGTCTCTCGAATAGGAGCTGTCTCTCGAATAGGAGCTGTCTCTTGAATAGGAGCTGGAGGCGGTTGAACTACAATAGTGGGAGTAGGGGGAATCCATGAACCAGTTTCTTCGTTAATTTCAATCTTGTCTTCCTGTTCAGCATCTAATAATTTTTGTTTTTTAATAGATGCTCTATCTGCTTCCGAAATGGCAATCAAACAATGCTCAGTATTTAAATTAAATTGTTCGCGAGGTTTTACCATACACTGAACCAATTCCCACTTTACACCCCAACCCTTTCCACTCAAATAAATTCCACCGCATTTAATTAAACATTGAACAAGTGACCCTTTTGGAATAAAATCCATAGGGGTTGCATCTGGAATGGATTCGAGAGGAAAGATTTTTTCTTTATCTGTATTGAAAATTCGGGTCTTCCACTTACCTTCATAACATGGAACGGATAACGATAATGATGGAGGCAATGTGTAATCCAATCGTTTTGTTTCCTTATTTCTTTGATATTTTAGAATTGGATTTAATCTGTCATTTACCGATTCTTTTGAACCCGGAATCTTTTGGTCACCCGCCCACCATAATTCGCGGTGTTCAAACGCATTATTTAAAATACATTCCTCAAATTCCTTTAATTTATTTAAAAACATACTCGTTTCGTTTGTTTTATTATCTTCATTTGGAAAACAAATAGACATACTTGGTTTTCCGGCTTCACCTGTTTCTGGATTTGTATAAATAGATGGTCCCCATGTAAACATTCTAGGAGTTGATAATAAAAGCAATCCACTTGTTTGTGTTGATAAAATACCCACAGATTTTCCCATACTTTTATTTGCCTTAACGGACAATGTTTTAAATGAGGTAGGAATCCAATTTTCAACAGTAATTTCAACAGTAATAATATCAGACATAATTAAGAGGTTGTGTTAAATTACGTGTATTCTTTATATCATTTTTTTCTGATGTCTCCTTATAAATGATTATTATTTGTTGTTTTTTGTGTATCGAATAACGGCTATTGGATAATATCGTTATCGGCTATTGGATAATATCGTTATCGGCTATCCGTTATTTATGAAAAATTCCAAATTCTGTATTCTTTCAGTCAATACACTAAAATCAAATGAACAAAAATTGAAATTTTTTTAATTTATAATAAACTCAACTTAAAAAATGAACGCAAACATAACAAACGCTATTTTAACTAATAATTTGCAAACCTTAATGCAAATATATCTACCTGATGAACAAAATGAAAATGGTAGTACATTTTTAATGGTTGCTTGTTGGCATATCGATAAAATTTCTACAGAATATGGGTCGCCTTATGAAATAATAAAATTTATCATAAAACAAGAATCCGCAGATTATGTAAATGCAAAAAACAACCGAAAAAACACAGCTCTCTATTTTGCATGTTGGAATACGTCCTCTTCCGCAAAACAAATTATTCAATATTTATTGGAGGTTGGCGCAATTCTCACGAAAAATATTTGCGATAAAAATAGATTGGATGAATCGGACCCAAACAATTTTGAATATGGTGATACTCCATTACATATTGCATGTCAATATAAAGGAAATTTACCAATTGTGAAATTGTTGGTAAATTCCATTATTATGGATGAAAATGAAAATGCAAAAAACAATGATGATAAAAAAAGAATAACTATTAATACGAAAAACAACAACGGAGAGACACCCTTATACTGCACCAAACGATATGCCAATGATAAAAATATGCAATCGTATATCATATCGGTTGGCGGAAATTATATGGATGCAAATATACAATTGCGACTATAAGCAATAATGCGAAATAAGCAATAATGCGAAATAAGCAATAATGCGACCATAAGCAATGATGCGACGACTATGTAAATAAACTATATAAAGAATATATGGATTCTATCGTAACATGTCTGCAACTCTTAAATTATTTGTCGACCCTGCGTTTCCCTTATTGGTGGAAAAATATAAAACTCATATTGATAAACACAATGCGGATGTGCTTGGTTCTCTATTTCCGAATTCTGGATTCGACCTTTTTTTATCAGATACCGTTGCGACATTTAACAGTTCGGATTCTACATTTATGAATATGCATGTTAAGGCAGAAATGGTCGAACCAAATGGAAATACATGTGCCTATTATATTTTTCCGAGGTCGAGCATATCTAAAACGCCTCTTATATTGGCAAATCACACGGGAATCATTGATTCTGGATATCGCGGGTTTTTAATTGGTGCGTTTCGTTCTTTCAGTGTATTTTCTACACAACCATTTGACCGATTGTTGCAAATTTGTCATCCGTCATTATGCCCTATATTGGTAGAATTGGTTCATGAATCCGCTCTCTCTTCCACCGAGCGAGGAGAAGGTGGATTTGGGTCAACTGGGCGTTAGAGGCATGGGCGACTCTTGATAAAAGATTTGGTGTATCGCACTTTCAGATTCGTGTTTACTATAAAGAGTCATGTCGGTTTTTTTGTTTGTTTTTCGTGTATGTAATGAAATAAATTTAAATATACTATCAATAATATTGGGAGTATAATACACGTATAAATGCGATATTTTTTCTGAAAATTCATGACCGATTTTTGCGAATGACTGAATTAAATTTTTATGTTTTTGAAAAGACGATATTGTAAATAAATGTAAATTTAAATGAAGTTCAAACGATGAATATATAGTTAGGGATTGACAAATTAAATTGTGCACAATAGATACAATATTTATATCGGATTCTTGGCGTTTAAAACAAGGATAATCGATAAAAATTTTATTTGTATTTGGTAAAATAAATGCAGAGGAATATTGTTCCATATTTATTATATTATATATTATATTATATTTGATATATTTATACTCTATAAATGCTTAAATGTTCATGCGCAAAATATAACGTTTTATTATAAATATCATTTTAGAGATGAATGCAAAAATGATATTTATTATGAATGCTTTGGAAAATGGATGGAGTGTTAAAAAAATATCCGCCGAGGATGCGACAAAAGGATACTCTTATGTATTCAGTAAGAAACACGAGAATCGGAGAGAGGTATTTTTAGAATCCTATTTAGAAAAATTTATCGCAACTCAGGCAAAAGGTATATTATTATAGGCGAATAACAAGTCTCGATAATATATAGACGAATAGTATAATGAAAATAAAGGCATCAAGTGTATTTTTAACTTCTGGATTTTATTTACATAATCGTGTTGTATTGTATTTTTTAATGTTGGTTGCACTTGTGCATCTTTTATATTTAGCTGTTCAACAAGAATTTATATCGGCAACGGTTTTTTTATTGACGGCTTTTCTTTTATCGTGGTTTAATAAAAATCTTATCATTATTTTGTTCCTCTCTCTAACCATTACAGCGCTTTTTCGCGTATGTTCCAATATTGAAACGGAAGGAATGACAACACAAGAAAAAGAAGCAACCACACCAACCACACAAGAAAAAGAAACAACCACACAAAAAGCAAATGACATAAAAAAGAATATTCATGCGAAACAAATACCTGAATCTATGGTGGCAGATGACAGTGAAATGGATGAAACATCGAACCAAAAAAAAGAGACAGACCAAGTAAAAGCAAATCCGGATGATAAGGCATTAGACCGAATTCAGGAAAATACACGCGACCTTATGAATACACATACAACATTATTGGAAAATATTGAAAAAATACGACCTTTTTTACAAGAAGTTGAACATTTTGCAAATACATTAAAATCATCGTCTTTTGAAAAATAACTACCACAGTAATCTTATTTTTTTACCAAATCGTATAATACATTCTTTTTCCTTTTCCGACATAAATTCCTTCAAATTTTGAATAAATGTATCTGCTTCTTCGGTAGATACATTATCATCAAAGAAAATAAATTCATATTTTCCTGAATTCATTCCAACCGAATAAGAATACTGTTTATTATATTTTTGCAAACATTGTTTAATGCATGTAATAAAAATACGTGGGTCAGATTGCATTTCTTTTATTGTTACTTTGTTACTTTATATATATATATATATATATAAATAATCAATTTTATCTGGATAAGATACGGTTTATTAGGCTCTGCCACAAAGATAAAATTGAAATTAAAAACATCTCCTTTTCTATGATATACATGATACCAATATCTGACCCAGATGAATTTCGCAAAAATATATGCCAAAAAATACACAACCGACTTATATCCGTCTGCATGGAATTAGGTGCAATTACACCTCCTTTTATTAAAACATCTATTTCCGTTAATATTGAAAAGGGAATATACAATTATACCGTTATTGAATCTGGACGCAACCGACTTATTAAATCATGGAACAATCATCATTTTATTCACCTCTACATAGACCGATTACGAACTATTTATCGAAATTTGTCTGTGAAAAACAGCGAGCTTGTATTACATATTGTATCGGGAGAATTACACGCCAAACATTTGGCTACAATGACACATCAAGAATTTAATCCAAGCCAGTGGTCCGAATTATTGGAAAAAAAGGCGAAAAAGGACGAAAGTAAAATGGGACTGAATATTGAAGCATCGACCGATTTATTTACGTGTAAAAAATGCAAATCTACAAGATGCACATTTTATGAATTGCAAACACGAAGCGCAGATGAACCAGCTACTATTTTTATTACATGTTTGGATTGCGGAAAACATGGAAAAATTAGTTAGATATTATAAAAACCGAAGAAAATTGATACATATATTATTTATTTTTTTATCAAACAAATAAATAAAATGACTGATTATACCGTAACATCATTAAAATTATCGAGACAAAACTTGACTGTTTTACCGGATTTATCTTTATACGCAAATTTACAAACATTACATTGTTCTCATAATCGACTGACTTCTCTAAACAATCTTCCTACCAATCTACGAGAATTATATTGTCACAATAATCAAATCACTTCTCTAAACAATCTTCCTCCAAATTTACGAATATTAGAATGTGACAATAATCAACTGACTTTTCTAAACAATCTTCCTCCCAATTTACAAAAATTAAATTGTCAAAAGAATCAACTGACTTCTCTCGAAAATCTTCCTTCTACTTTACAACTAGTAGATTGTTATAATAATCAAATCACTTCTCTAAACAATCTTCCTCCCAATTTACAAAGATTCGGGTGTCAACGCAATCAACTGACTTCTCTCGACAATCTTCCTTCCAATTTACAAATATTAAATTGTGGAGGGAATAAACTGACTTATCTCGACAATCTTCCTTCAACTTTACAATATTTATATTGTGTATTCAATCAACTGACTTATCTCGACAATCTTCCTTCCACTTTACAATATTTATATTGTGCATTCAATCAACTGACTTATCTCGACAATCTTCCTTCCACTTTACAAACATTAGTTTGTTCAAACAATCAACTTACAAGGCTCGACAATCTTCCTCCCAATTTACAAAGATTAAATTGTTCAAATAATAAACTAACTTCTCTCGATATTTTACCTCTTACTTTAAAAGAATTTGATTGTAGAAACAATCCATTTTATACAACATGTAAAGAAGTGTATGGATTTGAACTTTCTATACAAACAATTGAACAATACAATGAAATAAAATACATTGAAAATTTGGAAAAAGAATGTTGTCCGCTACTTAAATAAAATCTATGAACATGTAAAATTAAATGAAACGACAGAAGAAAATTGATACATATATTATTTATTTTTTTACCAAACAAAAAAATAAAATATTCCCTCGAAAATTAATTTTCATCCGGAACATACACGCCAGAGTCATTTATATCATCGCTCTCTCCAAACCCATCATCCACTTCCTCCAACATATATTCAACATCTATTTGTTCATTTCCTTCTTCTTCGTCTTCTTCCCCTTCCCCTTCACCTCCCTCTTCTCCCTCATCTTCATCCCCAATTTGTTCTCCATCATCATCCGCCGTTTCTTCAATAACATCTCCCACAAATCGATTACGATTCGCCTTATTGTAAAATCGCACATCTCCTGTTTTTACAAACGCATCTCCCAACTTTAAATGTGACCGTAATTGTTCTAATGAACGTTCTTGCTTTGACATACGACTTAATTTCATTATTTTATCGTCCTTTTCTTTTTCAACTGTTTTAAATGTTTCCCTTTTTATGTCGTCGTATGTATAATGTATGGTCTGTTGATTTGTATATTCTGAAAGCAGGAGCGTTTCCATCCATAAGGCAACTTGTTTTCGTAATGTATTTTTTACATTATCACTTAAATCCGGATATACATCAATACGGATTAATTCATCGGTATCTCCGTCATCTTCCTCTTCCTCTTCTCCTTCCTCTCCTTGGTTCAATTCTTTTAAGAATGTTTGGTCGTTATACAATATTTGAATCATCTGATACAGCGTTGAATATAATATGTATTTCATTAATAATTGGAGAGTGCGTTCACTCAACACCGAATAAAATGTTTTGCCAAATGCTTCCAATGTACGATAGGTGGGAATATGACGAATAAACAATGCATAATTCGAACATTGAACTTTTATTTTTTCTAAAAACACGTGAAACAAGTCCATGCCTGTAACATTTGCCGTCATGAACGCATTTAATTCTCCGTATGAATCTTGAAAAAATGTTTGTAATTCGGCAATATGGTCGGCACTAAATCCCCAATGATTTGCAATAGAAATATCGGATATGGGTCGACGACGTAAAATCATTTCGGGAGAAACATGAACCATTGTAAAAATAGCATTTCGTATGCGTTGCATATCCGACTCAAATGTAATTTGATTTAACGGATTTTGTAAAAATGTGAATATGGAATCCCGATCCTTTTGACTTTTTGCGCCATATTCGGTAATAAAACGATGGACCGTTTCATACATGGAATCTTGTGTTTGTGTCTGTGTCTGTGTAACTTCCAATAAATATTCGTTTAGTTCTATCACATCTTCATTGTATGCGTGCTCGACTTGATTTGTGGGAACGTATTGATGAACATCATCGTTGTATTTCATAAGAGTTTTTTGCAGAATATCTAAAAAACGGTTCTCGAATGGCGGGAGCGTGCGTTTGTTACTACGAATTTGTTCCAAGAAATTCTGGAATGATTTTATTTGGGGAGGAGGGACTATTTGCGTTTCATCTACTTTTATCATTTTTCGTCGATATATCAAACGCATGAGTTCGGTGCACTGACTCAAATCGAAATGAATACCGCGTTTTTCAAGAAATTCTATTTTCGCCGACAACGATTGATTTATATCATAATCATGTGGTCGAACCGAGCATACGGTGGATAAATCCAAGGGGCACGGATACGACGTATCAAAATGACAGTAATGTATAAACGCACTATATACGATTTCTTTGGAATATTTCTCGGGAGAAACTGCCATGGAAATATTTGGCAGGGTTGAATAATAAAGCATGGAAATTTTCGAAATAGCACTTTGTAACAATTCCTCGTATTTTTTCGCCGATGCAATATATAATTTAATAGCGGGTTCTTCTTGTATAAAGTATTCAATGGGAGAGGTCGCCATATCCAATTCATTGCAACATGCATTTTCCAAATAAACCGCCGAAAGAACTTTTTCTTTGTGTTGCACAACGGCTTGCACTTTTTCACATATACCATAGGTGAAATACATGATTTTACTGATGAATGCATGAATGGAATCGTGTTGATGTGGGTCTCCCTGTTTTAATTCCCGTAAAAGTTCCGTCCCATGTTCTTCGGTAAGTGGTTTTAATGTAGAGGAGATAAAACAATCGGATAAGGGAGGTTGAAAACGCGTCCATCGAGTTACACGTAATTCGTCCGGTATATCGGACTCGGGTTGAGATAACAGATATTCTTTTTTTTCACGATACATTTGCACCATAATAGAATCCATGGAAATTTCTTCAAATAATATACTTTTTAAAAACACAACCATTGGTTTCCATAACGACCCGGGTCGTCGTATAATAGCCGACCAAATATCGGTTTTACTGATTCCCTCAATTCCGTGCATAATACATTCCATAAATAACAACCCCGAAATGTTTTCTTCGCCCCCCATAAGTGGAAATCCGGCAAAACTTGCAACACAATTGGCAATACGTTTTTTGGGAAGAATCGACGGAATCGCGGTCTGAATACGAAAAAATAACAATCCGGCGGTTTTTATCAAAATAGTCAATTGCACATATTTTTTATACATTGGCACCTTTTTTGCCTCCAGCAATTTTTCATTGTCTCGCTTATACTGTTTTTCACTGGGCATGGATTGTTCTATGAATCGTAATGCATGAGATATAACAAAATCTTCCATATCATCATTTTGAATAGCAAGTCGTTCTGTTACTACATCATATACACGATATATTTGCTGGGCGGTTGAATTTTCTTCAGCCAATGTACGACGATTTTCTTTTGTTTTATTGACTATATCTTCTTTACGAATTTCATCTAATGCTATATCGGCAATATGTTCTTCCATAACCGCATGTGACACAATTTTATATCCCGCCTCGTCATACCCTTCTTCCGTTTCAAAATCGGTTCGACATAATACATATCCTGTATATTTATCGACAATCGATTCATTGTCATCACTTGGACTCCCCACTTCAGCAATAAGCTGGTCTAATACCATATTAAATTCGCCATTTTGAAATCCAACCGCCAAACGATAGAGAGACACGGGAAATAATGGTGTGTCCGTTTCAATACAATATCCCCAATGAGGCGATTCTTTTTCTTGTCCTTGTCCTTGCGCTGCCGGACGACAAAATTTCACATAAAATCGAACAATATTTCTTTGTTTCTCGACAAAATCACTGTCCGATAAAATCATTGTCCGCAATTCAAGATAGGGCGATTCTCTTATTTCGGGAGTCGGTAACACCTGTTTTCCAATGCCAAATGCAATCACATCATTTCGACGATATTGAAGACGCATAATTCTCTGTTTTCTACGTAAACTCACTATCCATGCAATCGCGCGTTCAAGAAGTTGTTGTTTTTTAGATTCAACCGAAATATGATATTGTTTACGAGCGGTTTCTTGTAAATCAATAATCTCTAATTTTTTATCAATAACATCCAAGGAATCTTTTTCACAGGTATGTAACGACGGTTCTTTAACACATTGTGTGTCCGAATTACAGAAGGCGGTCTGATTTTCCGGTTTTTCATCCGGCATCGTTTCATCTCTCGTCCATATATCATCTTTACGGATATAATACAAATATTTACGTTTGTTTTTACTCTCTCGTTCTACTTGTTTCAATTCTTCCGGCGATAAACTGTTGGGGTTAATGGACGAAAATAATTTGGGAGTAAGTTCCAACACGGCATATTCTCCATTTTGAACACGTTTTGTTCCGCGAATCAACGTATCAGCCAGTTCTCCGGACATTTCTTCAGGACAATCATGCACATCCACCAATGTTTGTCGTAAAAATTCCCGAAAATCTTCTTCCAAATATTGTTTTCGCTTTTTCTCGTATTTTTTAATAATATCATACGGTGTGTCATCATATATTTTATCATAATTAATATCTTTGCCGTTGTCTTTTTTTAACATATCTTCGCTCGTGTATTTTTTTGTCATAAACCGGCGACGACACGGGTCATTTGCGGTCATTTTTTCTAATAGGGATATATTTTCTAATACGGGTTTTGACAGTCGGTCAATAAGTTTGTCCGGTGTAATCAGATATAACATCATAAAAGAGAGAAAGGTCGTGTATAAAATCCCCATATCCACCGACAAAATATTCACCAATGTTTCTGAGGAGGATGTTATCATAGTTGGGTCATTTGTATATATCGACCACATGGCGGAAAGACGTTCGGCAAATTCTTTATCATCTGTGGCGACCAACTGGACAATGGCATTGGATTTTTTGGTGGAACGATTCGCCGTTTGTAATTTTTGTTGAAATTGTTGAAAATTGCGTAATTGGGTGCGAAAGGTGGTTTGGAAAGTCTTGTTCTTTTCATATAAAATCTGTTTTATTTGTGCATATTGTGGAAATCGAATGTCGTCGTGTCCAATGCCAAAGGGTTCCAATAAACGAACCATATCAAATACAGAATACGAATTCGTCAATTGGTTTTCAACAAACGCTACTGCCACATCATTACTCGGAATAACTTGTTCCCACAATTGGCTATCATCTTCATTTGTGTTTGTTGTGTTTGTGTATTGATATATTTGGAATGCATTTTTTTCCACATATTTTTTCTGTTCTTCTTTACGCATATCAAGTGTTATTTTGGGAGGTCGTTTTTGTTGTTGTTGTTGTTGTGTTTGTTGTTGTTGTTGTTGTTGTTGTTGTGTTTGTTGTCGTAGAGGTGCTATTTGTTTTATTTTGGTATTTATTAAAAATAAATAAAAAGGAATCAATCCCAATCCGGCTTTCGTCAAAATATTTGTTGAAAACAAATCTCTTCGACTGTATTCCATCACCGGTCTTGGCAATGTAATAATAGAGTTGATATTTGTTACATAATCATCTATTTCTGTAATACGCTGAACAACTTGGTTCGATGAAGAGAGCCGTTCGCGCCGAATTACAGGACATGTTTTATTCGAATTATCGGTAATAAATATTTCCTGACCGATAGGAACAACTGTCGTAGAATCGTCTTTGTTTCCACTGATAAAAGGTCTCTGAAAATAGGAGGTTTCTTTGTTATACACATCATAATACACTTGATTTTCACCATAGGTAGGTTTTATGGTTTCCAATTTAATTTGCGTTTCAAGCTCATTACCCAAGGTTAAAATAGTCGGTCTGGCGCCTTCTCCCGCTTCTTCCTCTTCTTCTTCGTCTTTTTCGTCCGCATCTAAATATAATTTTCGTGAAAGAGATGCTACGGGAATTATCCAAGATACATTGTGTTTTATGTTTCCGGCATCGGTTAAGAGAGGTTTTTTACTCGTGTTTTTATGAATTCCTTTTACAAATCCAGCCATATCGAAATCAAAAAAGTCATGTCGCAATTGTTTAAATCTCTCAATGCGATTGTATATTTCTAAAAGAACCGTTGGCGTGCGCTGATAAATGGGAATTTTTGTCAATAAACTGTCCATTAGATCCGTGGTTTGCGCTTCCAAACTATACCGTTTTTCTTCATGAGGTATTTCGGCATAAAGCACAAAATCTTCTCCTTGCAATAAATCAATATCCGTTAAAAATAATTGTTGCAGTTCGTCATGTGGATTCGGCTCAATTCGCATATGTTCGGTGGTGCGTATAACGGCTTGTCCATCATCTAAATAATCGATTGTTGCAACTTCGGAATTGATTTCCATACGAGAGTCGGCGGTAAGCGTTCCTTGAATGGCGGGAGGTTCAATTAATACAATTTGTTGAATCGGTAAATTTTTAGGAATACCCTGATACGCAAAATTAATATAGTAGGGTTCGGTGTAGTTTAGAGGAAGAAATTCAATCATGTCTTGTTCAACATTCGTAATTTTACCAGTAATAGAGCCGGCTTGATGTAAAAAATGCATTTCTATCCATTGGTCAATATTCAATCCGTTTTGTCGAGCATATCCTTTTTCCTCGGAACGATTGACTAAATGAATCTCTCGAAGTGTTGGGTCCGTAATCATACCCTTTTCAACTGAAAGTTTGTATCTATTGTCGGAATGTGTCATAAGAAGCTGGATTTCATATGGGTCGATGTAGTCCACGTAAAAAAGAGTTTCGTTTATTTCGGGATTTGTAGAGACGAGTTCGATAATATCTCCTAATTCAATATCAATATTTGTTGGTGGTGTTTCTTTTTCTTTATTGGACATTGTTTCTTCTTCATCGGACATATTCCAATTATACAATGCGCATATTTTTTTATATGTAACTTCTATAGATATGACAAAAAAACGTGAAATGCGGGTTCGTCGTAACATGGCAAACGGGTTTACCCACAAAAAAAGAATATCTTATAGACGTAATAGAACACGTCAAACACGTCGAAAACATCGTCCGAAATATAAAGGCGGGAATTTGTTTGATATAAATGCATTTAAAGAAAAAATAAATGCAAAAATGGATGAAGTTGCCCTAAAAATTCAGGGCGAATCGGCGACAGAACTGAAAGAATTGGACCTGACGGACCACGTAAAAACAAATGCTCTTTTTTTTAAATTTGTCGGATACATTCCTATATTAATGATTCCGGTTTCGGCATTTAAAACCGCTTATTACGGATTTCCAGAAACAGTAAGAACCGAAATAAACTCGTTTATTGCGTTATTTATGGGAAAATTAAAAGAAAAGGTATTTCCGGCACAAACACCCCCACCTACTGCGCCTAACCCATAGTTCTACGTTTTGTTTTTCGGGGTTTGGTTCGTCGAGTGTTGGTTCGTCGAGTTTTTCTGGCGTTGGTTTTTCTGGCTTTGATTCGTCTTTTTTTACCTCCATGCAATAGAGGCTTATGTGTCTCATCATAAAATTCATTATAACGTTCTTTTGTAGTAGCGTTAATATGAAATCCACGGTTAGCAAATACATTATCGTCAATTGGATTATGTCCGCAATAAATAATAGTTAATGAATCGGGAAGACGAGGTAAATCGGTTAGTTCATTATTCTGACAATATAAGTATTGTAAATTGGGAGGAATTTCGATAGAAGTAAGCTGATTCATTTCACAAAATAAATTTTGTAAAGTAGAAGGAAGATTTTCAAGAGACGTAAGTTGATTATCGCGACAATCTAATATTTGTAAAGTGGAAGGAATATTGTTTAGAGAAGTAAGTTTATTATCATAACAATATAATTGTCGTAACTGGGAAGGAAGATTGTTTAGAGAAGTGAGTTGATTAGTTTCACAATGTAATGCCAGCAATGTAGAAGGAAGATTGTCCAGAGAAATCAGTTTATTATTGTCACAACCTAATGTTCGTAATGTAGAATGAAGATTGTCCAGAGAAGTAAGCTTATTGTTGAAACAATCTAATTCTTGTAATGTATCAGGAAGATTGTTTAGAGAAGTCAGTTGATTATTGTTACAATGCAATTTTTGTAATGTATCAGGAAGAGAAGGCATTTCGGTAATATTACAGGAATCGCATATTAATATTTTTAATGATGTAAATGCATCTAAATTAAAAGATGCCATATTGCGAATTGTCAATTGTTCCACCATATGTGGATTTTTAATTTTATCTATTTGTGTTTGATTATCAACAAAATTCATTATATATTATTGTTGATATATTCTACCTTCTGGAGTTGGTTCGTCGAGTTTTTCTGGAGTTGGTTCGTCGAGTTTTTCTGGCTTTGGTTCGTCTTTTTTTACCTCCATGAAATAGAGGCTTATGTGTCTCATCATAAAATTCATTATAACGTTCTTTTGTAGTAGCGTTAATATGAAATCCACGGTTAGCAAATACATTATCGTCAATTGGATTATGTACGCAATAAATAATAGTTAATGAATCGGGAAGATGAGGTAAATCAGTCAGTTCATTATACGAGCAACTTAACGCAGTTAATGTATCTGGAAGAGTATCAATAGAAGTAAGCTGATTACGGTCACAATGTAATTCTCGTAACTGGGAAGGAAGATTGTTTAGAGAAGTAAGCTGATTATCATAACAAATTAATTTTCGTAAATTGGAAGGAAAATTGTTTAGAGAAGTCAGTTCATTATTTTCACACCATAATTCTTGTAACTTGGGAGGAAGATTGTTTAGAGAAGTCAGTTCATTCTTCTGACAATATAATTCTTGTAATGTATCAGGAAGAGAAGGCATTTCGGTAATATTACAGGAACCGCATATTAATATTTTTAATGATGTAAATGCATCTAAATTAAAAGATGACATATTGCGAATTGTCAATTGTTCCACCATATGTGGATTTTTAATTTTATCTATTTGTGTTTGATTATAAACAGTAATACTCATTATATATTATTGTTGATATATTCTACCTTCTGGAGTTAGTTCGTCGAGTTTTTCTGGAGTTGGTTCGTCGAGTTTTTCTGG